TTTGAAAAATCAGGTAAATGTTTCCTTTCACCAATACATAATGTTTCGCTTACAATACTAGAAGCAACTCCTAGTTCATTAAGTAATAAAAAACTATCAGCTCTATTTCCAAACCATAATTTACAGCTTACACTATTATATACAACAATAAAACGCGTGTATCCGCCTTTATTGGTAAACTCTGTTAATGATTCAGACCATGATGGATCAGTTGCTGCTTTTTCTGTAAAATATGTCTTAATTTTAGAAGTAACCGCAGCGTTCATTTTGTTTGTCATTTCAGTAGCCATTTGTAAAGGGTTATAGAACCCTTCTTCAATTATTATATCATATCTATCATTTATAGTATAAAATAATGCTTCAAAAATTCTGTATGTTAAAAGATCGCTAACACCATTCGGACCTGGATTATATGGATTATTAATTTTAAATACAAATAATATATTATTATTAGAAGCGGAAAATGTATTATAATTAGAAGGGAAAGACCATTGAACTAATTTCATTGTAGATACGTTAACAACGTCTTCAGGTAATTCAATCTCAAATTCAGTAGAATTCGGAAAATTAACAATATCTCTATCTTCTGAATGTATAGATACAAATTTTTTATAGAACATATACTCTTGAGAACTAGGGATTAACGGATGTGAAGTATTAACATTATACATTTGATTTGTAAAAATTTCTCTTGACCTATTTTCATATGTGTTATTAAAATTTGACATATATATTATAATATACTATATTATTTATATTTTAATAAAATAAATTTTATATTTAAATAAATTTTTAAAATAAAACTAAAATACTTAATTATAGTATATATGTCAATAATAAGTACATCTGCTAATTATGGAGGTAGAATTAATGATTTTCAACAAAACATAAAACAATTTGTTGTATCTGGACCAAGTCAATCTATATGGGTTTATAAAAGATTACCAGATGGATTATTAGTACAAACACCAGCGAATCAAAATTTACCTATATTAATTACTAGTGATTTAATAGTGACCGGTTCATTATATAATACATCAGATATGAGACTTAAAGATAATATTATAGAAATTTCAAAAGCTAAAATGGATGATTTATTTACATTGAATCCAGTGATATTCAATTATAAAAATGATAAAACAAAGAAAATACACTATGGAGTTTTAGCTCAAGATGTAGAAAGAGTATTTCCAGAATTAGTTGAAGATAATATGTCTGGTTATAAAACAGTAAATTATCAAGAGTTAATGCCATTAATGCTAGCTAAAATGAAAGATATGCAAGAACAAATTGATGAACTCAAGAAAAATCAAAAGGTAATTATATAATTAGTAATTTATTATCACTTAAGTATATAAATGAGTAATTGGTATTCAACAATTTATAAAGCTTGTATAATTGCAGGAATGATTTCGTTTACATTAGGTTTTTTTACAACATCCGAAACTTCTTTAGGAGCATTTATTGCTGGATATTCCGTTGTAATTTTAGCTATATTAATGATTATAATTGTTTCAGTTAATAATATATTAATAACTGAGGGCAATGATTCCATATTACATTTTTTATATTCAACTTTAATGATAAGTGGACCTTTTATATTTATTCTTGGTGTTATAACATTTGTTTTATATTTATTAATAAAATATCAAAGTAGTATAATCGATGAAAACACTGCTCCAGGGTACAATTCATATAGTAATATTATTGTCATACTTTCATTAATTCAAATATATTTAATTTACAGAAATATTACTACTGAAGATTTCGATAAAACTGGTAAATTGCCAAAACTAACTTCTAGTATAATTTATTTAATTGGTGTAATTACAGCTATTAATTCATTATCATTATACAGAATACTTGAATATTACTCAACAGACGGGTTCGCTATATCTAATTAATCTTAATAGATTAATTTTAATGGATTAATTCACCTTAAGGAATTTATAAGTTAGTCCGTAATTATATTGATTTTCCCATATTCCAGATATTTTTAAAATAAACGAACAATTTGATTTATTTCCAACATCCGTAAATATTTTAATATATCCACATCTAATCTGTTCTTGAATTTTATATGATGCTGTTTTATTCGACTTATACTTTTTCAATAAATCTTCTTCTATTAATTTCAAATTATCGATTATATCTTTATTATTTGAAATGTTAAAATTACATTTATACTTACTATAAAATTTTTCACATGTAATATCATTTAAATTTATAAATAAGTAAATACCATTTAGTATGAATGATGGTGTAGAATATAAAATTCTAATAAAATTACCATCACTCATTATATTATTTTTGATAGGTTCACAAAAAAATATGTTTTTATCATTATATTGTTCAATAGAATTAACTAAATTCATGCTATGATATATTATGTATTTGTTTTTAAGTGTTGTATAAATAATAAATTATAATTGGTTAAAATATAATTGGTTAAAATATGATAATAAAAGAATTTTATTATATATAAATAATGAAATATTATGAAACACATTTTGAAGAATATATTGCTGAAAATAATAGATTTAATTTACATCCAAAATTACAAAAAATATTCGACAAATTCCCAAATACAATACAAGAGTTTAAAAATTTAATTTTTTATGGCCCTAATGGAAGTGGAAAATATTCACAAATGTTAAATTCTATTAAACGATATAGTCCAACAGATTTGAAATATGAGAGAAAAATAAGTGTTTCGTATAACAAACAACAATATTTTTTTAAAGTAAGCGATATCCATTATGAAATTGATATGTCCCTCCTTGGTTGTAATTCTAAATTATTATGGCACGAAATATATCAACAAATAGTGGATATTATATCAGCTAAAACACATAAGTCTGGTATAATTGTATGTAAATATTTTCATGAAATTCATAGTGAATTATTAGAAAATTTCTATAGTTATATGCAGCAAAATAACTCATTAGGAGTTGATATAAAATATATATTAATTACAAAAGAATTAAGTTTTATACCAGATAATATTTTAAACTGTTGTGAAATTATTAACATATGTAGACCAACAAAAATTTCTTATGAAAAATCTTGTAAAACTAAATTACCATCCAAAATAAAAACAGAAAATATAACAAATATTAAGGTTTTACATTCTTACAATGAAGATTTAATGTTACAACACAGAATTATATGCGATAAAATAATATATTATATTGTCAATATGAATGAATTAAATTTCCTTAAATTCAGAGATGTATTATACGATATATTTATATATAATTTAGATATATCAGATTGTATTTGGTATATTCTCTCTAGACTTGTAGAACAAAATCGTATTGATAGGGACCATTTATCAAAAATTCTTATAAAACTGTATTGTTTTCTCCAATATTATAATAACAATTACAGACCGATATATCATGTCGAAAATTTTTTCTTATATGTCACGAAAGTTATACATAATATTTCTTAATATTCTAAGAACACCAAGGCCATCTATTACGGCTTGGATTTGTAATGTTTCTGTTATAGAATTGATAACCATTTAAATATTTACTCATTGGAGAAGGAATTACATTATTTGCTTGGACTACAAAATAGAAGTTAACATAATTATTAGGAATACCTCTTCTGTAAGTAATTGCGCTTGTACGGATAGCCATTATATATATAATTAAATATAAATTTAATTACTACATTATTTAATACTTAAAGTTTTAAATTAAGTATTACATAATGAATTTGAAGGATGCGCTTGAAATATTAGAGATTGATTCCAAATATAATGATTTAACGCTTGAATTTATTAATAAACGGTACAGAAAGTTGGCATTGAAATATCACCCAGATAAAAATGGTGACACGAAAGAATCTACTGAACATTTCAAGAAAATAAATGAAGCATATAATTATTTGAAGAATGAAGGTTTATATTTTGCTGATGAAGACGAAAATGAAACAGATGATTCGCACTCGATATATTTAAACGTATTGAAAAACTTTATTAAATCAGTTATGGATGGAGAATATATTGATATTATAGCTAAAATAGTGAATGATATTTTAAATAAAGGAAAGCAAATTTCACTTAAAATATTTGAAGATTTGGATAAAGATACAGCATTAACCATTTATATTTTTCTCTCTAGATACAAATCTATACTTCATTTTAATGATGAGTTATTAGAGATTGTAAAGAAAATGGTAATACAAAAATACGACAATGTTGAGATATACAAATTAAATCCAAGTATAAATGATCTTATGTGTAATAATTTTTACAAACTATACGTCCAAGAAGAATTATATTTAGTCCCATTATGGCACAGAGAATCCTATTACGATGGGTCCGGCTGTGAAATAATTGCTATATGTGAGCCAGATTTACCTGAGGACATAAGTATAGACGATGATAATAATTTAGTAGTTGATGTAGAAATTTACTCAGACAATAATCTCATAAATATGATAGATAAAGATGCATCTTTATCAGTTGATATTGGGGATAAAATCTTTTATATTCCTCTCTCTGATTTATACATGAAGAAGGAACAATATTACTATATAAAAGGACAAGGTTTGGTAAATATTAAAAAAGATTTATATGATTTATCAGATAAATCGGATATCATATTTAGAATAAAAATTAAATGATAATTATATTTTTTATACTAGTAATAATACGGATAGTTATATAAGGATGACTTTTCTTTCTCTCTAATTTCCATAATAAGATAGTAAGCTTTAATCATATCTTCAATTAATTCTAGTTCTTTTTGACACGTATAAACACTAGCTAAATCAAATGAGTTACGAGGCGCACCATATTCACACATTATTCGTTTATTTATCTCTCTAGCTTTCTGAATAGAATCTAAAGTAATAATGTCGTTATGTTTCATCTTTACGTTTCCGCCTAAATAAAATATACCTTTGTCAAGATTAAAAATAAAACGATTAATAACAGTTTTATCAAAATTATAAAGCGCGTTTTCTTGCTCGGTTAATGGAGTAAAATGTAATAAATTAAATAGTGTGAGATTTTTAGTCATGATAATATAAATATAATTTATATTTTAATATCATTTTTTCATAACATATAATAAGTATTTGAATTTATTATATGTAAAAAAATAAAAAAAATTATAATTTTTATTTTATATATTTTTATTTTATATTTTTATATTTTTATATTTTTATAATTTTTTATAGAAATTTATATTTTACGCATCAGTCTTCTTCTTAGCAATTACCTTCTTCTTCTTAGGTTCTTCGGCAGCAACAGGAGGAGTTGGTTCAACAACTTTTTCTACCACAGGTGTTGGAGCAGGAGGAGGTAACTGGTATTCCTCTTCACCATCAGAATCTTCAACCAAAGCACTAACTGTATTATCATTCAATTCAAGTTCTGGTTGTGGGGCTGCCTTCAATGCTGCTAAATCAGCTGGTCTAACAGTCAAGAAACAAGTATCATCGGAAATAGCAGAAGTCTTTGGCTTTCTAACAATGACTTGCTTTAAATTCCATGTAATAGACACTTTGGCTGGACTGCCAACAAACCATAATCCAGCACATTGAATCAAACAAATTACTTGAATAGGTGACTTACTAGTGGTTCTCAAGAAATCAAGAGGAGTAACTCCGTGTTCTGTCTTTCCCTTAACATATAAAGGGTTGTATTCTTCATCAAATACTGAAGTTTGCCATACATCCTTCCAGCAAGGAAGCTTTACTGTAAGCTGTGGTGGTTGCGAGTAATCACGCTCTTCACTACCCTTACTCTTCTTTGGAAACTTTAGCATAGGTGTAAATTTCTCATCCATAACATCCATAGACTTAATTTCCTTACCAAACCACTCCTTAGAATATACCATCGCATCCTGTTTAATTCTTGCTTCTACTAACTTCATTTGTTCCAAAAATTTATCAGCTTCAGGAGTCGTATACTGACCTTTAGAGAACTGTAAAGTCATAGTATACTTTCCAGTTCCACTTCCATCAGTTGTCTTGACTTCTTGTGCGCCCCAAGATCCCATTAATGGCACAGAAAGAGTAAGAGATTCCTTAGCATTTTTATTATATAAATTAACTACTTTACCTCCAGCCGGATTTGGCTTAGGAGCACTGTAACTGAAAACAGAGAAATCAATATTAGTTCCGTCGATGATTGCGTTAGACATTTTGATAGTATGATTTATATTATAGAGTTATCTTTAAATCAATTTTTTTTTTAAATATAAATGAAATTATGGTCTAGTTCTGTTTTTTCAGCTTACCGATTATGCTAAGCATTTTAATTTAATTATATTTTTAAAACAGTTCAAAGAGATTTTATAAATTATATATATAAATGTCAGGTATATTAAAAAAAAATAACAGCAACGAAAGCTTAATTGGAGAATATTTAAATAATATTAATGCTAAATGCGAAGAGTTCATGCCAGTAGTTAAGAAACCCTCTAAGGTATCAGGAGATAAAGTCAATGTTCCAACTATTCACACCTATAATGACTTGGTTTATAATAATTACAATGTTGCTCAATTAAGAGTTTTTGCGAAACATTATAAATTAAAAATAACAGGAAACAAACCACAGTTAGTAAATAGATTATATTGTTTTTTATATTTGTCGTCTTATATTATTAAAATTCAAAAGATTTTTAGAAGTATGTTAGTTAAAAAGTATAAACAGTTACACGGTCCCGCATCATTTAATAGAAAATTATGTACGAATACAGACGATTTTATTTCAATGGAACCTATTGAAGAAATTAATTTTCATCAATTTATAAGTTATAAAGATTTCGATGGATTTATTTACGGATTTGATATTAATTCACTTCATAATTTATTTTTAAAATCTGATAGCGAAATTAAAAATCCGTATAATCGAAATCTAATTCCGGAATCATTATTTAAGGATATAAGGTCTCTCATACGTATTGGGAAAATTCTTAAAATAAATATTAATTTAAATTTCGAGGATAATACTAAAAATGTCTCCAATGAAAAAGCTATTGAATTGAGAGCATTATCTTTGTTTCAAAATATAGATGCGTTAGGTAATTATTCAAACGCAAATTGGTTCCTCTCTCTAAATAGAAATCAGGTGATTAATTTTATGAGGGAATTAATTGATATTTGGAACTATAGAGCTCAATTAACAAATGAAACAAAACGAAATATTTGTCCACCAGTCGGAGACCCTTTTAGAAGCTTAAGTGTTCATTATATAATTCATGAACAAAATTTATGGAATCTAAAAAAAACAATGTTAGAAATAATGGAAAAATTCGTAAATTGCGGTATAGATAGAGATAGTAAAGCTTTAGGCGCATATTATGTTCTCGGCGCATTAACTTTGGTAAACGAAGAGGCTGCTACATCGATCCCTTGGCTTTTTCAATCGCTGAATTACTTTTAATTTTATATATTTGAGTAATTTTATAAATATATTTCATAATTATAAATATATTTCATAATTATAATCATATTATCGTAAGAATATATATTATTAGGCCTAAAACTACTTAAAAACTACTCAATAGAGTATAGTATAATAAGATGCCAAAGAAATCATCTAAGACTTCCACTGAGACTGAACAAGTCGCTGCTACTCCTGCTGTTGTTGAAACCCCTGTTGTTGAGAAGAAGACCAAGGCTCCAAAGACCCCAAAGGTTGAGGCTGCCCCTGCCCCCGCCCCTGCCCCTGCCCCTGTTGTTGAACCTGTTTCCGAAGCTGTTGCCGTCGATACTGAAGCTCCGCTTGCCGAGCAATCTGTTGAGTTCCTTGCTAAGCTCCAACAACTTAGTGTTATGATCTCTACTCTTAAGTCCGAATACCGTGCCCTTGAAAAGAAGTGGTCTCGCGAGGTCAAGACCGCTCAAAAGGTTTCCTCTAAGCGCAAGCGCAAGGCTGGTAACCGTGCTCCTTCTGGATTTGTCAAGCCAACCAAGATTTCTGATGAACTTGCTTCTTTCCTTGGAAAGGAAAAGGGAACTGAAATGGCTCGCACTGAGGTCACTCGTGATATCAACAAGTATATCCGCACAAACAATCTTCAAGACAAGGAGAATGGTCGCAAGATCAACCCTGACACCAAGCTTGCTGCTCTCTTGAAGCTTAAGAAGACTGATGAGCTTACCTACTTCAATCTCCAAAGATACATGTCTCCTCACTTTGCCAAGGCTACCAAGGAGGCAACTGCTTAAAACACTTTTTAAAAAGTGGAGCAAAAAAAATAAAAAATAAAATATAAAATATAAAATATACTCATAATTATCTAATATTTTAAATTTATTTTATATGATAAATTTAAAATACTTTTATATACTATAATGAATACTGAATTACAAAGTTATAGACAAAATAAAATCAACCGTTTGACGTCTACCTTTAATGAGAATGTGGTACGTTTAAAGTATAATTTAGCAATTAATGTTAAAAAATTTCAAATGTCTCGAATTGTAAATAAAATGGCATACATTTATTCACTTATAAAAAAATATAATAATGATATAAATATTTTACGAAATAATTTAATTGTTGATATAAAAAAAATTAATTCTTTCACAACAGAATTCGTAGTCGATAAAGCAAATATTAAAAACAAAAAGGCTTTACTTATCGGTATAAATTATATAAATACACCTTATCAATTATATGGATGTATTGACGATACTGCTAGAATGAAAGAACTACTAACCTTATATGGATTTAATAATTGTAAAATAATTACGGATTTAACAAGAATTAAACCTACAAAAGAAAATATATTAAATGAATTTAAAAATTTAATAGTAAACGCTAAGAGTGGAGATGTATTATTCTTTTATTATAGCGGTCATGGATCTTATACTTTTGATATAAATAATGATGAAACGGATAGAAGAGATGAAGTGTTATTTAGTTTAGATCTTAAAGGTGTACTTGATGACGAACTTAAATCAATTATTCAAACTAATTTAAGAAATGACATAACTATAGTAGCAATGTTTGATAGCTGTCATAGTGGTACAATGTTAGATTTAAAATATAATTATTTAGATAGTAATAACTATGATAATTACTCTGAAAATAATAAAGTATCAGAATGTCAAGGTAATGTTATTATGATAAGCGGATGTATGGATTCGCAAACTAGTGATGAAGCTGTAATTGATAATAAAAATCAGGGAGCATTGACTTGGTCTTTTTTAAATTGTATTAAGAAAACACCAAACTGTTCTTGGAGAGAATTACTTAAACAAATGAGGGATTTACTTAAAAAATCAGGGTTCTCTCAAATACCTCAACTATCAACCGATTCATTTTATGATATTGACTCGAATGTTTTCATTTAGATTGTCTTTTTGAATAACTCTCGAAATCCTCTATACTGTCATCGTCTGAATCATATTTTGCCAAAGCATTTATTAGTTTTTCTCTCTGGATATGCGGTTGAAATTTTAAAACCACATCAATGTCAATATTTTTGTCTTCATCAGTTAATTGATATAAATCGCATAATATATACCGAACAATAAATGTTATGTCAAGTATTTGAGTTTTTAAAATATCAGTTAGATGAAGTGAGTAAATGTTTTCCTTTAGAGTTTTTCTATCGTATTTATTATTGTATAAATCTAACATACAATACAATAATAAATATTATTTAAGTAAAAAAAAATTTATATTTTAAACTAGAGGAAATATAAATCCATCGGTTGAGAGAATTGATTTAATATCATCTTTTAAAATAGGACCATTTATGATTTTAATTTTTTCAAAAACTTTTATATTAAAATGATTTGTACTTAGATCAAACATATTATAAATTTTATTCAACAACTCAAAATCTTTAATATAATCACTATTATTCGCGTTTAACCAATCATAAAAGTCTAATTCTGATTTAGATTTATGATATTTTTTAAACTGTTTTAAAGTATTGTTAAGTGTATTTTTACAATCATCACATGCTAAATTATAATCTGTTCCAGATAAAACACATATCTCTCTAAGTTCTTTTTGAGAAATACCTAAATTATGTAAAATACCCTTAACATCATAAATAACTGCTGTATGATTCAGCAAACTAAGATATCGTATAACTCTAGGACAACCATATATAAACATATCCATATCTTCACTTAAACAACCCCATACTTTTTCTTTTATAGTAAGCATCGCACATAACTCATCTGCTTCTCCAGGTGCGTCATAATAAGTAGCACCATATGCTCTTATCAAGTTTTTAATTTTATCCGTATCATTCTTGCTTATACTTACAAATTTTTTCTTTAACATATCCATATTGTAAATCATTTCTTGTTTATCTGCGTCATCCATATCTTTATTGAGTTCTAAAGATGTTTTCAGTTTATTGTATTCTTCTTTAGCCTCTTGTTTATCTTCTTTTCGTTTTTGAAGTAATTCTCGTTTTTCAGGTGGTGGTTTACCATCAAAAATAAATATTGGAATAATATTGTAATGTCTAAACACAGATAACATGAGATATATATTTTCAATTAATGTATTATCACACGCAAATCGATACATATAAATGCTTATATCAACTGCTATTTTTTTGCCAGACAATTCACTTAATTTACATAGCTTAATTGAATTGGATGCGTTATCTTTTAAAAATCGGTTTAAATATCGAATACCCATTATAATTGTTATTTTGTATATTGTTTAATTTAACTTCTATATTGGTTTTCAATTTTATTATATATTTTTGTAAATTTACACCATTTTTCTTTAACCAATAAAATAAGTTCTTTAAGTAGGTTTTTCAATTTATTATATAAAAATGCATGTTTTTGAAAAATGAAAAGTATTTTGGCTTTTTCAAAATGGACAAAAATAAATGTCCAAAAATGACTTGCCCAAAAAGTCCTTACTGACCGATTTTTTTATTACGATATTGAAAAATTATGGTGTAAAATTAAACCTAAAAATTTAATTTTGTTATTGTAATTTTTTTATATTTTTTTTTGAAAAAAGGATTTAGGACTTTTTATTTCCTCAATATATAGGAGAATGGAAACAGGACAATCCCAAAATATTCCTAAAAAATATTGTTGTGAACTTTGTAACTATACTACGAGTTATTCTAAAGATTTCAAAAAACATCTGGTTACCAAAAAACATATGGAAATATCAGGAAGTCCCGAGGAAATCACAAAAGTCCTAATTTGTGAAATTTGTAATAAAAAATTTAAAACAAATTCTGGATTATGGAAACACAAAAACAAAGGATGTCATACTCAATCTTTGGAGTCAAAAGAAGATTCAAAAGAAGATTCAAAAGAAGAAGTAACAGATAAAGAAGTTATTATGATGCTGCTAAAGCAAAACTCTGAGCTAATCAAAGAACAAGCCGATATTAAAAATCTTATTTTAGAAATTGTTAAAAACGGAACTCATAATACTACAACTACGCATACTAATTCGCACAATAAAGCATTTAACCTTAATTTCTTTTTAAATGAAACATGCAAAAATGCCATGAATATAACGGATTTTGTTGACTCTATTAAGCTACAGCTTACTGACCTTATGGAAGTTGGTGAACTTGGATATGTAGAAGGTATCTCGAAAATAATTGTGAAAAATTTAAATAATCTAGATGAAACTGTTAGGCCAGTACATTGTACTGATAAAAAAAGAGAAACTATGTATATAAAAGATCAAGGACAATGGGAAAAGGAAGATGAAAATAAAACTAGATTAAAGAAGGCAATTAATAAAATTGCTGATAAAAATATAAAGTTACTTCCACAGTTTCGAGAGAAATATCCAGAATATGGCAATTCATATTCAAAAATATCGGATGTATATAATAAAATGGTTATAGAAGTTATGGAAACAGATAATAATAAGAAAGACAAGATTATTAAGAATATATCAAAGGCTGCTACAATTAAAGAAAATCATTGAAAATAATATATTAGGATAATACAAATAAAGTATAACAATAAAGCAATTACATTTCTTTAAGTTATTTTAGCAATTTATTATATTAATCTCTTTAAGTAGGTTTTCTAATTTATTATATAAAAATGCATGTTTTTGAAAAATGAAAAGTATTTTGACTTTTCGAAAATGGACAAAAATAAATGTCCAAAAATGACTTGCCCAAAAAGTCCTTACTGACCGATTTTTTTTGTTACGATATTGAAAATTTATGGTCTTAAACTAAACCAAACAATTTAATTTTGTTATTGTAATTTTTTTCAAAAAACTTCAAAATATTTTCTCAATGGAAATAAATGGAAATTTTAGGAAAAGAGGAAAAGAGCAATAAAAATAACATTGAATACTATTGTGAAAAGTGTAACTTTAAATGCTGTAAAAAATTTAATTGGGATAGACATATACATACACCAAAACATTTAACCATTGTATCAGGAAAAGAGCAAAAAGAGCAAAAAGAGCAAAAAGAGCAAATTTACACATGTATTTGTGGAAAACAATTTAAAAGTAATTCTGGATTATGGAAACACCATAATAAATGTAATTATGATGTGAATAAAAACACTATAGAAAAAACTGACGATAAAAATGAAAAATTAATTGAATACCTTATGAAAGAAAATAAGGAGATCAAAGACATGATTCTAGAAATTGTTAAAAATAGTAGTCATATAACAAATACAACTACTCATACCAATTCTCATAATAAAGCATTTAATCTTAATTTATTTTTAAACGAGACCTGTAAAAACGCCATGAATATAACAGATTTTGTTGACTCTATAAAGCTACAACTTACAGACCTTATGGAAGTTGGTGAGCTCGGATATGTAGAAGGTATTTCCAAAATAATTGTGAAAAATTTAAATAACCTAGATGAAACTGTTAGACCCGTACATTGTACGGATAAAAAAAGGGAAACTATGTATGTGAAAGATCAAGGAGAATGGGCAAAGGAAGATGACAATAAAAGTCGTTTGAAGAAGGCAATTAACAAAATAGCTGATAAAAATATAAAGTTACTTCCACAGTTTCGAGAGAAATATCCAGAATATGGCAATTCATATTCAAAAATATCAGATGTATATAATAAAATGGTTATAGAAGTTATGGAAACAGATAATGATAAGAAAGAGAAAATTATTAAGAATATATCAAAAGCAGCTATAATTAAGGATAACAACTAATAATAAATAAATTTATACAAAAAATTGAAATGCTTTATATAAAATAATATAAAATATAAACTACAAGAATGAAGACAAGAAGTCAAACAAAATCAGAATCTAGACAATCAGAACCTAGACAATCAGAATTTAGGCAATCAGAATTTAGGCAATCAGAATTTAGGCAATCAGAATTTAGGCAATTATATGACGTCAAAATAGACTTTGATGAAGCTAGTGATGCTTGGAAATCTAATAAAAAATCAATTGGTAATGGAAGTTATAAATACGTTTGTGCTAAACTCTGTAAAAATAATAAATTTTGCGCTATGAAATGTTTACCTGGAGAGGATTACTGTAAAACACACTTATATATAAAAGATTAAGACAGTTCAAAAATATAAAATTTGTTGTAATAAATTTAGATAAATTTAGTAATATATTCAAAAATTTATATATGATATCTTCAATCATGTATTTTTATAATCAATAATATAAATTTTTATTAAAATATTTTTTTTTTTTGAAATTTTTTTTATACTTTAGTATATTATAATGTCGGCTTTAGATATCTACTTGCCTTTGTTTTCCGTTACGGTAACTTCTGATCTAGCAACCATTTATGGTGAACAGTTCGCAGCATTAACCGGAGATGCTAATGCGGATGTTGACATCTCTACAACATTAATGCAATCCCTCTTTCAATTTCAAACAGATAGTACAGATATAAATGATATTTCAGTTAACGATATTAAATACAAAGTTGTTTATACACCTGCTAGTCCTATTTTGCCTCTAGGTATTGATATTGATACGTCATCTAATGTTTATTCAGGTGCTGTTGCGGGTACCGCAGGTTTGAATCAAAACGTTACATATGATTACCTCAGACATTTAGCATTTAAATTGTTTGGTACACACTTGGGTGTTGATTTGTTTAACAATGAAGAAGCTGTACGTTTAGCATTGAATCTCAGCTTCAAGACAGCATTAAACACTATGCTATCAACCGATAATGGCGTTGAAAGACATGCAGGCGAAGACACTTATATGAGAGCTAGTTTGTTACAAATCATTAAAAACGCTCCTGAAAGATTGCAAAACATTACTACTTATCAAGTAGGCGCTGATGGTTCAGGACAAATGTGGTACAAGACCCCTTTCCTCGCTGGTGATAAAATATATTTTAATCTCACTGTTAATCCTCATGGCGATCAAGACACAGCAACAACCGGAGCAACAGTTACTCCAAGAGTTTACTTAATTAGAGGAACCCTCGTTTAAAAAGTTTTAGTTATAATTTAACATAAAAATAATTTATATATTAATTTATTTTTATGAAAGACTTCATATATCTATATAAGTTTTACAGTTTAATATAAAATTTACGTTTTCTTCATAAAATATATAAATATTTGAATTTATTCAATTTTTATATAATTAAAATATTTTAGTATATTATTAAAAAATGTCATTGGATATTTATTTGCCTTTGTTTTCGGTCACTGTGACTTCTGATCTTGCTACCATTTATGGTGAAAGTTATGCTCCATTAACCGGAGACGCAACTGTAGATGTTGATGTCTCAACAACATTAATGCAGGAAATTTTTCAATTTCAAACAGATAGTACAGATATAAACGATATTTCACTTAACGATATTAAATACAAAGTTGTTTATACACCTTCTGATCCTATTTTGCCTTTTGGCATTGATATTGATACCTCTTCTAATGTTTCTTCCGGGGCTATTGCTAGTAACGCAGGTTTGAATCAAAACCTTACATATGATTACGTGAGATTTTTGGCATTTAAATTGTTTGGAACACACTTGGGTGTTGATTTGTTCAATAATGAAGCAACCCTACGTGCTTCATTGAATTTAAATTTTAAGACAGCATTACATGACGCACTAGTGGCGGGAAATGGAGTTGAAGTTGATGCCGACTACAGTAATGTAATGAGAACTATTTTATTACAAGTCATTAACAACGCACCTTCAAGATTGAACAACATTCCTAGTCTTGAGGTAGGAGTCGACGCAACTTCAGGTGAAACATGGTACAAGATGCCTTTTCTTGCTGGTGACAAGGTATATTTTAGGCTTACAGTCGAGCCTCACTTGGATCAATCCACAACAACAACTAATGCAACAGTTACTAACAGAATTTACCTAATTAAAGGAACCCTTGTTTAAAACAGTTATACACATAATGTAACATAAAAATAATTTATATAGTAATTTATTTTTATGAAAGACTATATATTGAATTCATGATTACACCGACCAAATTCCATTAGATTAGGATTATTTATAATACTTTTTTACATTTCCTAAAGCATTATGTGTCGCAAATGTTAATTTTACACAAACGGTAATTTAAACCAGTGAAGATTTTATAACTTGTAAAAACGTGTAAAACGGCATCCTTTAGGTTGCCTTGTTATAAATTTCACTCAGTTCATCTGAAAAGATGTGAAAATGATATCCCATTTCAAATCTTCAAGGGTCTAAAGTCCAAAGGTGTAATATAATTATTTTGATGGAGATTTTTTTTGGAGAATGTTTAACTATTTACATAATATATATATATATATGGATTTTGTATTCGATAACACTATTGACACGAGTAATATTATTAACGTTTTACTGATTGACAAAGATACCCCGAATTATAAAGTATTTTATGATTCTTGTAATGAAAGTACATTTCCTATAGTTTATTCTACAAATTGTAGTAGAAATGATTTATTACAATTATTAAGTAATAAATTTACTAAGATTGATAGATTATGTTTCGTTTTTTCTTTTCAACCAAATTATCAATTTTTGAATAATGAATTATTATTTAGAAATGATGAAACAACGCCTTATTCTGACAATGTAATTTTTATGATAGATTTAATTAACCACTTTAATATTTTAACCATTGATTATTTAGCCTGTGATACATTAATTTATGAGAATTGGAATAATTATTATAATATTATTTTGACAAATACTGCTGCGATTATAGGTGCTTCAAGTGATCGTACTGGAAACCTAAAATATGGAGGTGATTGGACGATGGAAAATACCGGAGAAGATATCGAACTTATTTATTTTAACAGTAATATTCAAAATTATCAACATTTATTAGATGTTATAGGACGTTTTAGTCTATTTGTGATGAGTAACAACACAATATATGGTTGTGGAGATGATGGAGGCGGAGCATTAGGAACCGAGATTGGCAATTTCATTACTAATAGTAGTCTGGTCCAGATGATGAATACTACTGGAAAAACCCCTGCCTCAGTGACTTCTGGTGATCAGCATACTATAGTTTTAATGACCGATGGTACTATTTTTGGATGTGGAAGAAATCTAGAAGGTCAATTAGGAAATGGTAATAACAACAGTGTAGGTACTATTGTAGGGATGACTAGTATTGGTGGAAGAACGCCAGTTTCAATAAGTTGCGGTGGTTTTTTTACTATAGTTTTAATGAGTGATGGTACTATTTATGGAACTGGTGCGAATGGTTCCGGTCAGTTAGGAAATGGTAATACAAGTAATAGAAATACTCTTGGACTTATGAATTTACCTGGTGGTAAAACTCCTGTTGCGATTAGTGCTGGTACTGATCATACTTTAGTTTTAATGAGTGATGGTACTATTTTTGGAACTGGTGCAAATGGTTCCGGTCAGTTAGGAAATGGTAATACAACTAGTTCAAATACTCTTGTTCTGATGACGAATAGTACTGGAAAAACTCCTGCTGTTATATATGCTGCGTCTGCGAATAGTTTTGTTTTAATGACTGATGGTACTATTTTTGGAACTGGTGCTAATGCTTCCGGTCAATTAGGAAGAGGTAATACAACTAGTTCAAATACTCTTGTTCAGATGACGAATAGTACTGGCAAAACACCTATTGATCTCTATTGTGGTTTAAATTTTGAAGTGGTTTTAATGAGCGATCGCACTATTTTTGGAGTTGGAATTAATAACTACGGACAATTAGGTATAGGTAATACCACTAATCAAAGTAATCTTATTCAAATGACCAATAATACTGGAAGAACACCTATATCGATTTTAGCTGGTAAAGAACATAATATGGTTTTAATGAGTGATTTAACTGTTTATGGATGTGGATATAATTCCAACGGTCAATTAGGAGATGGTACTACAACTAATAGAAGCACTCTTACTCTAATGAATAATAATACTGGTCTTAGCATAAGTCGTTTATCTGGAACAAGAGCAATTAAACACGAGATTCAATCAGCACCAACCATATCTGGGTTTTCCATTCCAACAAAAACATTTGGTAATAGTCCTTTTACAATTACTCAACCTACATCAAATAGTAGCGGCTCATTTAGTTACTCAAGTTCAAATACTTCAGTAGCAACTATTTCTGGGAATACTATAACAATTGTGGGTGCTGGAACTACAACTATTACAGCAACTCAAGCAGCAACCACAAATTATACTTCTGGAACAATAACAGCAACATTTCAAGTAAATAAAGCAACTCCATCCATATCTGGTTTTTCTATTCCAACAAAAACATTTGGTAATAGTCCGTTTACAATTACTCCACCTACATCAAATAGTAGCGGCTCATTTAGTTACTCAAGTTCAAATACGTCAGTAGCAACTATTTCTGGAAATACCATAACAATTGTGGGTGCTGGAACTACAACCATTACTGCGACTCAAGCAGCAACCACAAATTACAATTCTGGAACAATAACTACAACATTTCAAGTTGACAAAGCAACTCCATCCATATCTGGTTTTTCAATTCCAACAAAAACATTTGGTGATAGTCCGTTTACAATTACTCCACCTACATCAAATAGTAGTGGCTCATTTAGTTACTCAAGTTCAAATGCTTCCGTAGCAACTATTTCTGGAAATACTATAACAATTGTGGGTGGTGGAAGTACAACAATTACTGCGACTCAAGCCGCAACCACAAATTACAATTCTGGAACAATAACTACAATATTTCAAGTAGACAAAGCAAATCCGTCACTATCTGATTTTATAATTCCAACAAAAACAATTAGTAATAGTCCTTTTACAATTACTCCACCTACATCAAATAGCGATGGCCTATTTAGTTACTCAAGTTCAAATAGTTCAGTAGCAACTATTTCTGGAAATATGATAACAATTGTGGGTGCTGGAACTACAACCATTACTGCGAGCCAAACAGCAACCACAAATTACACATCTGGAAAAATAGCATCGTCATTTCAAGTATCCAAGCTAACTCCATCCATATCTGGGTTTTCAATTCCAAAAAAAACAATTGGTAATATTCCATTTACAATTACTCCACCTATATCAAATAGCAATGGCTCATTTAGTTACTCAAGTTCAAATACTTCAGTAGCTACTATTTCTGGAGATACTATAACAATTATTGATGTTGGAACTACAATTATTACAGCAACTCAATCAGAAACAACAGATTACTCTTCTGGAACAATGTCTACAACATTTCAAATAGAGGGAGTAACGTTGGATATTTACTTGCCTTTGTTTTCACTTATAATAACGTCCGATACAGCAACCATTTATCCTGAAAATTATACACAATTAACCGGTGACGCCACTGTGGATGTTAATATCTCAACAACATTAATGCAAAATCTATTTAAATTTCAATCTGATAGTATAGATGTTAATGATGTTTCATTAAACATAATTGATGTTTCATTGAATGATATTAAATATAAAATTGTATATTCATCTGCTAACCCTATTTTACCTCTAGGTATTGATTTTGATACATCTTCTAATGTTACAGTTAATCCTGTTACTAATAAATTTGGATTAAATAAAAATCTTACATACGATTATCTCAGGTTTTTAGCACAATCGTTGTTTGGTACATACTTAGGTGTTAGTTTGTTCAACAATGAAGAAACTGTACGTACCTCATTAAATTCGAAATTAAAAACAGCATTAGACAATTTACTTACAACAGCAAATGAAGTTGAAATGAATAATACAGATAGTACTATAATGAGAAATATTTTATTACAAATAATACATGATGACCCAGCAAGAGTCGCAGATATTACTACTCTTGAGGTAGGCCCTGATCCTGTTACGAATAAAATTTGGTATAAAATACCTTTTCAATCTGGAGATAAAATATATTTTACTATTACTATTCAACCATCTTCTAATCAATCAGCCGCTACAACTGGAGCAACAGTTAATAACAGAGTTTACCTAATTAGAGGAACACTTGTATAAACCATTATAGTAATACTTAACCTAATTCAGATATACTCATGCGCATATTTGTCAAAATAAATTTACTAACTTCTTTTTTCTTTTTGAGTTTAGCTAAAAAAATCTCAGACTGGTGAATATTATATAATAAGGATTGTATTTTATAATTTTTTACGATAAATTCACAAAATTCTTTTTGATTACCTGTCGTCTTTTTAAAATCTAATAATGATAGGTTATTAGTTTTACACCAACTCAAAAATCCTTGATAATTATTCATTAATACTGTTTTAATTATATAATAAGCGAGTACATTCGTGTTTTCCTTATACAAATTCTCTCTAAGTATTTCTGATTGTTTTGAATTTGAATACAAATCGTTATAATGTAAACCCATAAAATCGAGTGTTTTAACTAACTGAAATGTACTATATATTCTTTCAAAGTTAATATAGAATTCACAATTTGAGAGAAAATCATTGATGTCATGATTTGTTGTATCATAATAACTACAAAATACAGCATTTATTATTTCCGCCCAAAACTCAGTATATGCTTCATATGCGTTAATGCTTGACTTTACTTTATAAATATTCTTAATACATTCATTAGTTACATCATTATTCAATGTTGAGAAATCCAAACCGAAATTATGGAATGTTTCGTGTATAAATACTTTCAACCATTCTTCTTTTCTAAAAATAACAATTTCTGAATCTTTAGAACATGTTGTAGTAAATGCGGTATTCACGTTGGTTTCATCTAATATATAAATATTTGAATTAGGTAAAGTTTTTTTAAGAGAAGTAAAATAAAAATAAATATTTAAATTAGCAGAACACTCTTTAGACGCATAGGTGTTTAATATATATAACCATGTAGCAATAATATGTAGATATTTATTATACTTTTCGATTTCAAGTATAATATTATCATTTTCGACAATAAAATATACTTTAATATTTCTATGATAGAGAGAAAAAGAATAACAAATCTCTGACATCATTACTTCGTTTATATGATTTCTTACCATATCTGGAAAATTTCTAGTATTATAATTTATTGGTTTTGTTATTTGTGTAGCTGTTTGAATTTTTTTAATTGTATATGTATATTTTATTTGTTTTTTAACATAAAAATGAGCTTCTTGAATATCATTATATAAATCTCTTAAAATAGAATTAGTTTTATTTGTATTTTTCACATAATTTAAATACTTATTTTTTGAAAAAAATAATATTAATTCCTTGCTTTGTTTTGATAGTTTCATTCTTATATATTATTAGTATTTATTTTTATATGAATTTAATAGCAAATAAAATTAATATTAAATAAATTTTATTTAACAATATAGATGGAGTAAAAACTTACTAATATATATGGATACAACGATTCTTATTATTTTAGGAATTATTTTACTTTGTCTTGTAATCTTAAACTATATTAATATGATTCAAGCTTCAAGAGGTACAGTACAAGAATATGTGAGACGTGCGAGCTGCAAACAAACTACTTTCGGATGTTGTCCTGATGGAGTGAATTCAAAAATAAATTTTTACGGTACAAACTGTCCGAGTTATAGACCTGGACCAGGTTATTACCGTACACATGATAAGCGATAGCCTATACGTTATTACGATTCAAGTTTACCATATCAAATTGACAAGTGAATAATCAAGTCAAATATAAAATTGACTAAATAATTCAAATACAATAAAATAATAATAATATAAAATTTATATATAAAATTTATATATAAATGTTAAATAATTTTCTCAAACACCAATTAAACCATAATGTAAATGAAACAAATAGGATTCATAAATTATCTAAAAAAGCTGACAATTATGAAAATAAAAAAAAATATTTATTAAAAAAATATGATAATATTCATTTACAAAAAAAAATAAATGATATTGAAAAATTAAACGATTTTAAAAATATTGATAATGTATTACTAGTGAATAGTAATAATCCTATGTATAAAAAAACAAATTTAGATTTTTTAGAAAATTTAAAAATACCTAATAAAGATAGTAAAAATGAAATAATTGATATTGACGATAATAAATTTCAATGGGAATTCTTAGAGAATATAAAAAAATATGGAGAAAGCAATCAAATTACCAACAATATTAAATGTATAAATTTAGTATATCAGTATGTTTATTCAAATAACGAACCCGTAACTGGATTTGGTGATTTTATTCGTTGTTGTTTTTTTATAATTCAATTTTCAGAAAAGTACAATACCAAAGTTGATTTTCATATAAATGAACATCCTATTAAAAATTATTTATCATATTTCGAAAATAAGTTATCTTTACAAAATTATATATCAAATAATATTCCTTTTTTAAAAATAAATAATTACATATATAAAACATACAAAAATGTTATAATATATAAATATAAAGATATTGATAGAATTTTAATAAATTATATTAATTCTTTACATGTGTACAATGATAATGTATATATATATTTAATTAACCATCCAGATGAAAGTTTAATAACTGATGATCATAAAGAAAAGCTGGCTGAAATTTTAAGACCAAATAATTATTTAGATGATAAAATAATACACGCTATGAATTGTCTAAATTTACATATAAAAAGGTTTAAAGTAATACATTTAAGATTTGAAGATGATGATACTCATAATAATATTATTAACAGAACAGCTTATATTTTATATATGATAAGATTACTTATTTTAAAAAATGATGATGATGATATATTTTTGATATCAAACAAAAACTTTATAAAATTTAGATTAATACAAGCAATGCCTAAACTAAAAACAATTTTTAAAAATATAGCACATACCGCATGTAAAGAAACAAATGATGATGATATAATAAATACATTACAAGAATTTTATATAATGTCAAAATCAAATTATATATATAGTTTCTCAGTTTACAGACATGGAAGTGGTTTTAGTAAATGGTGTGCGCTCACTTACAATATACCATATGTATGTTTTTTTTTAGAATAATTATTATGAAGATATAAATAATTATTCTATAATGTAATCATTCAATAATATGTTACAATTCACTTTTTCTAATTTTATCACGAATCATCATAAGTTCATCAAACACTTCTGGCTCAGCACCTCTAATATAGTGGGTTAATTTAGCGTCTCCTGTTGCGACCAATAGTTCTTTTAAGTCTTCGTTCTGTGTAAATTTAGCATATTGAGCAGCATATAATTCTCTCTTTTCCCTTTTTCCAAAGAAGTCAGAATCAACCGTTACTTCAACTGGTCTTAATAATTGACTCTTCAATTTACCAGTTTTTCCACCTGCTGCTTTTGCCATAGCAGGATCTTTTGACAAATCTGTTCCGGAATCTAGAGAGAAACTTAAATAAAAGTCAGGATGAGTTTTCTTAAATTTAGAACCTTGAAAATAATGTTCTACAGAAGCCCATCTATGGTTATCTAATGTAAATGGTTGTACCCAAAAATTCGACAACTTTTTACGCCATTGAGGAATAGAAGCTAGTGTTGAGTATTCACGTAATCTGTCATTTGGAATTTTCTCTCCATTACCTTTTCCAGGAAGTGGTTTATCGAGGGATTTGGAATAAAACTGAAACACTATATCATCATTATACAATCCTCTTAGTTTTGCCTCTGATAAGTCTTCATAGTATTCTTCTTTAACAACATTTTTCTTTAGACTTGCCTTGAATTTCTGAAAATCAGGGATAATAGAAAATGGACCAGCGTTCTTTTCTAAACATCTTTCATATACCATTTTCTTAATATCATAAGGTATTTCACTAAATTTAAAAATAGTTTTTTTCTTATATCCTACTAGCTTGTAGTGTGAACCAGTGTAATCAACCATTATATAAAAGTCAGGTGTGAATCGTCCACGTTGTTCTAAAACCTTATCATTTAATTGGCCACATTGTAAAACATTCTTGTCATCTTTAGCTTTATAACTTTCACTGGAGAGAATAATAAATTTTATATTCAATATTCTCTCCAATGTCGATATTGCCCAAGTATCAGCCCAAAAATCACAATGTCTTATTGCTCGCTTAAATTGGTCTAAATTCTCTATCCCTTTCATAAATTTAAATTCTTTTATTATAGCGGCAGCAACCTTCTTCTCTCCAACTAAACGGTCGTGTTCTTTTTTAACTTCTTTTGCCTGAGCTAAAACGGCTTTTTGTTCGTCTCTATTAATGATTTGAGTGATTTTTTGCTTATATAATAAATATTCATTTTCTAATTCTTTAATTTTATTTGTGTCCCTGATTAAAGACGCAGTATACATTTCATATTGTTCTTTATAATTGTCAAATACTTCTTGTGTAGCCTGTTCTGCTAATTTCTTACGTAATTTAGGGACACTAGTTTGCTGGGCTATACTAGAAAATGAGTCTCTAATTGTGGCAAATAAACAGTCGCCTCCACCTTCATTATCGTTTATACTAAAATTTTTATTTTTCATAAACTTCTCAATCCATGTATCATTAGATGATTCATGATATTTCTCTCTAATATCTTTTGCTTGTTTTTGAGTTTCTTCCGATAGTAGAGGTGGTACGGGTACGTCTCTAATTTTAACAAATATATCTTCGCGTTCTGGTGAAATTTCATAGTCAGCTACGAGTTTCTCTTCTTGTAATTCCTCCTCTTCAAGTCCTTCATATTTTTCGCCTTCTTCTTCACCTTCTTCGCCTTGTTCTTTTTCAAGTCTATGTAGTGGAATATCTGGCTTAAGTCTTGTTTTATTTAAAAATTCTTTTGTTACAAATGAATAAATAAGAGGATCATCCATTTGTTCTATATCTAAGTTATTGGATTTATCAAGATATGACAAATAGTCAGATGCTCGTATTTCATAAACACCAATTTGAATAACTTTATTGTTATTTTTAACTAAATAAATTGGAAAATATAATATGTTTTTATCCTCATAAGTATTTTTAGAATTACCAACCGCAATAATAACATCAATATCTTTTATTTCTAACTGATATAAATTAGCTTCTGTCTTTAAATCTCCAGAATCAACACTTTTTAATTCAGGATAACTTACATCTCCATCTAGTTTTGATAATACCATTATATAATTTATTAAAATATTTTATATTTTACTTTCTTACAAATATAAAATATAAAATTTACCACAGGACAAAATTTACCAAAGGACAAACTTCTTCATAAATTTATCATTTTTGAGTTCATTTATATAAAACCACATATTCTGTCTTTTACATACAATATCAGAATTATTCGGGTCTGACTCAAATGAAACTAAAAAATTTATAATCTGTTCCTTATTAAATTTATTCATTTTTATCTCTTTTGCGAAACCATAATATTCGCAAATTATTAAAAGTTGCTTAACAGTTAAATTTTCATTATAATTCAACATTTGTGAAATAATTAAATCATTATCATGTGAAATTTCAATATTACAAATTTCATCCATATTTTCAATTTTACACATTAATTCATCAATATTGAAATCATATTCGTTTTTATTTTCAAATTCTTCGACATGATACGAAATTTCTATATCTTGTTCTTTATTTGACATATTATAAACATATATATTCGAGTATTTTTAAATGATAAAACGTGAAAAAAATATATATTTAACATATAAAAACCAATCAATATAATTATAATTTTTTACATATCAATTAAATCCATAAACTTAAACAATGCTTTATTTGTTAAGCTCTTATAATCCTTAACCTTACTATTAGCAATTTTCTGTATTACTTCACTTATAGTAAAACCATCAATTGCTTCATAATCTTCAGCTTCGTCGTCTTTGTATAAATCCTTTCGATATAGAACAGCAACCGTTTCAGTCAATTCTTCAACCTCATTCTTTTTATTTTCCATTGAAATATACTCATATACTTTTGCTAATAAATTTCTGGTTATTACCATTATATCACGCTTTGAAACAACACCACAATACATCAAATTAATATAAAATGTTGCCAATGATTTTCGTTTTTCATTAATCTTATTAATTTCACAAAATTTATCATAATTCTCATTAGGATCCACATAATCAATATTCTCAAATAATTCAGTAAATTTCTCTAAATTTTCTTCATATTTTGATTTAATAAATTCAAACTTCGAGCACAAATCAGCATATAAATCAGCATAAATCTTTGAATAATATCTATTCGAAGAAGCAATCTCGAATATATTAGAACCAATACTACTTAAATCAGAATCATTATTTTCTGATACTATTTTTTCAATAATCTCTACTATTTTGTTACGCATATCACTATAATTTTTATCGGTCATTTTATTAATGAATGATCGAATAGAATCAAAGTCAGCATCCACACCAGCCTTGGCCTCAATTCTTGTAGTATGAAATGTCCTAATAGAATCCCAATCCTCATCATTTACTAATTCCATTGCTTTATTACCACGTTTTTTCTTACCTTGATCTTTGCTATGACTTATAACAGACGTAGGCTCAACTTTCATAGGATTTTCACGCTTCTTAAAAATTGGAGTTCTTACATAATCAGGCGATCCTACTTCCATTGCTAAATTTGATATTTTTTCAATTATGGCTTCAGGTAGTTCATAGTCAAATCCTGTGAAAATAATATCTTCAATTTGTTCCAAACTATATATTAAGGATTTAGTCGCCATCTTGATAATGTATTATATTTTGTCTTATTATTTTTATATCAATTTTTTATATTATAATAATTATTATAAATACACTTAAATAGATTTATGTATATAATATTACAATATGTCAACAGAAAATGAAAACACTGTTAATAATGCTCCATCTGAGGAAATAATATTTGATTCCTCAGAAACTCAAATTCATAGTTGGGATGAAATAAATTTAAGTCCCAACATTTTACGTGGTATTTTTGCCTATGGGTTTGAAAAGCCTAGTCCAATACAGCAACGAGCAATTAAACCTATCATAGATGGTAGAGACGTAATTGCTCAAGCACAATCTGGAACCGGTAAGACAGCAACATTTACCATAGGTGCCTTACAACAAGTAAATATTAGTCAACCTACAACACAAGCTCTTATCTTATCTCCAACCCGAGAACTATCTACTCAAACAGCAAAAGTTATATCTAACTTAGGTAGTTTTATGAATGGTTTGAAAATACAAACACTATTCGGTGGAGCTACAATTGAAGAAGGTAGTAGTTTCTCAAGCAAAAATGTACCGCATATTATTTGTGGATGTACTGGACGAGTACATGATATGATGCGAAGAGGTAATATTAGCAGTAAAACTATAAAATTAGTTATTCTGGATGAGGCAGATGAAATGTTGTCGTCTGGATTTAAGGAACAAGTTTATAATATTTTTCAGTATCTTAATTCTGACGTTCAAGTATGTTTATTTAGCGCAACATTACCGGAAGACATTAATTGTATTATAGAAAAGATAATGCGTAATCCAGTAAGAATTTGTGTTAAACGTGAACAATTAACTTTAGAGGGTATTCGGCAATATTATATTGCGGTGAATGATGATAGAGAAAAATATGTTACTTTAAAAAATATATTCTCGTTTATTACTTTATCTCATACTATTATTTATTGTAATAGCATTAAAAGGGTCCAAGATTTATATGAAGCAATGTGTGAAGACGGATTCCCTGTTTGTCGAATTCACAGTAATATGGAAAAGTATGAACGTGATAAGGCATTTAATGATTTTAGAAATGGTAATTCTAGAGTTTTGATTTCTTCTAATGTGACTGCGCGTGGTATTGATATTCAACAAGTAAGCGTTGTCATAAATTTTGACTTACCAAAATGTGTACATACTTATTTACATAGAATTGGTCGCTCAGGTAGATGGGGTAGAAAGGGTGTTGGTATAAATTTTATTACTAGACGTGATATAGGTATATTAAAGAAAATTGAAGAACATTATTCAACGCAGATAAACGAAATGCCAAGTGAATTAGGGTTTTTAAGTAAAATTTAATCATCCAATCCACCTTTAAGAAAGGTGGAGCCAAACTGTTATTCCTCTATTCTATAACCATGGGTATATTTAAATTTGGCTCCACCTTTCTTAACGCAGTCGCTTCGCTTAAAGGTGGATAAAGGTGGATAAAGGTGGATATTCGTATAAATAATTTATTATATTTCTTAATTTAAATATAATGAATTCAAATACCGTTGCTTCTGAATCGAAAATTAATGAAATTAATGATCATTTTAAGATTCCAATTTATTATAATGATAATAAAGTAGAACTAAATAAAAATATTATAAAAGATTTAGAATTAACTGAAACAGTAGATCCGTCATGTAGTCCTATTTATAATTTTTGTTTTGATAACGATAATGATGTTTCTAAAAAACTTAATCAACAAATATGTACGTTCTACACTACTGATGTTCAATTTCTTAAAGATAGTCAGCAAATTTTGAAAGATTATAAACCATTAGAAGTAAAGTATACAGATTATTCTAAAAATTATAAAAATATTATTGACATTTGGAATGAATTGAAAATTGATGCTGGATTCAAAGAGAGATATTATTATGTTGAATGGGAAATGTTTGAATTTTTAAATAGATCTCAATCTTTTCTTCAATTTATGAGTATATATAATCTACTCTCCCCTGTTATATCTCTCTTTATTCCTATTATAATTCTTATAATACCTTTTTTAATTATTAAAATGAAAGGACAGCAGATTACCATAAGCGAATATTTTGAAGTTTTAAAGTTTGTTGCAAGTCAAAACGCAATTGGAAAATTATTTGTTGTCAATTTTGGAGATATCACAACACAGGAAAAATTGTATATTTTTATTTCAGCAGCATTCTATTTATTTTCTATTTATCAAAATTTTATGGTTTGTGTAAGATTTAATAACAACATGAAGGTGATACATAATCACTTTAATGAAATTCGAATTTATATTAATCATACAATTAATTCAATAGAAAATTACTTGAAATATTCAAAAAATCTAGCTACACATAGTAAATTTAATTCACATGTTACAGAGAACTTGGAAACCCTTCAAATTATGCGTGATAAAATACAATCCATTACTGATTACAATATGTTTAATTTTAGTAAGATCAAAGAAATTGGTTATGTATTTAAATGCTTTTATGAATTACATACGGACAAAATATATGATGACGCAATTATGTATTCTTTAGGATTCAACGCATATATGGATTGTTTAAAAGGGTTACAGCAAAATATTCTGGAGAGAAAAATTAACTTTGCGGTATTTATTGAGAAATCCAAGAACACCGTATTAAAAAATAGTTATTATGCTACATTGAAGGGTTCAAATCCAATAAAAAATACTATCAAATTTAAGAAAAATATGATAATAACTGGACCCAACGCATCAGGAAAAACAACAATATTAAAATCAACATTGATTAACATTTTATTCTCTCAACAATTCGGTTGCGGGTTTTATGATTCAGCGAGTATTAAGCCATTTAGCTATATTCATTGTTATTTAAATATCCCTGACACATCTGGACGCGATAGCTTATTCCAAGCAGAGGCAAGAAGATGTAAGGAAATATTAGATGCTGTTAGTTCAAATCCTAAAGAAACTCATTTATGTGTGTTTGATGAGTTATATTCAGGTACTAATCCAGAAGAAGCAGAACAAAGCGCCACATCATTTATGAAATACATAACAAAATACAAAAATGTATCATGTTTATTGACAACACATTTTATCAAAGTTTGTAGAAAATTAGAAAAATCTAATTCAATTGTCAACTACAAAATGTTAACAGAAAAAGTAAATAATGATTTAATCTATAAATATATTTTAAAAGAAGGAATATCTGATGTTAAAGGTGGATTAATTGTATTAAAACAAATGAATTATCCTAAGGAAATTATTGATGATAATATGTAAGTTTCATATTACAGATGACAAGAAATAAATAAACATTTTATAAAAATGAAAATGTTGATTATTATAATTATCACTAAATATTGGTTTAATTTTATATTTGGGACACTATAAAAAAAGACTAATAAAATTCGTTAGTTAGCCAATTAATTAATATGTTCTTTTTGTATTAAAATGACTTCTTTAGTAGATTTATTTAATCCAACCTTTTTAATGTTTTTAGGAATATTAGTGCTTGTTGTAGCACTCCTTGTAGTTTATTTTGAAAGTAAAATGAGAGAACAAAATCATAAAATCGCGTCCATGTTAAGTTTAGTATCTACATTAGCCGAGGATATGAATGGCGTAAAAATGGGACTAAATCATTTTGCCATGGTAGGAGGCCATAATCCAAATGTATTTATTCAAGAGAATTTAGGAAATAATGGTTCAAATAAATTAATTGAAGTTTCCGATGATGAAGAATCAGAAGAAGATGAAGAAGAAAAATCCGAGGATGAAGGATCTGAAAAAGATGAAGAAGAAAAATCAGATGATGATGAAGGATCCGACGATGACATGTATGATGATTCAGATAGTAGCGAAGATGAAGAAGGTGAAAATGATGGTATCAAGATTATTAAATTACAAGTATCAAATGAAGATGCGGAAGACGATCATTCATATGATGAAGCTGATAATTTACATTTTGAAAATCATGAAGATTTAAATGAAGAATTAGATGAATTTAATATGAATGATGAGATCCCTGAAATAGCAAATGATTATGTTGAGGAAATATTGAGTCTAAAATATGATGAAACTCCTACAGAGAATACACATTTAGAAGTAGAAGAATCCAAAATTCCTTCTACAAGTGAATTAAAGACAATTTCAATCAATTTAGGAGATGATGTCCATGATGAAACAATTGATTATAAGAAGTTACAATTGCCAAAGCTAAGAAGTATTGTTGTTGAAAAAGGATTAGCCACTAATGTAGAGGCATCTAAATTGAAGAAACCGGAATTGCTTAAATTACTCGGCGCTGAATAAGTTTTAGAAAATATATTATCATTATAAAGTATATAATGTCCTGGGCAACTTCATATCAAACAGACAATTCAAAACAATATGGTTGGGAGAATTGTTATTCAGCAAGTAATAATGTAGAGTTTAACTTTCCACCTCTCATGAATGACGGACGTAACTGGGCGCAATGGCAGCCTGACGCTGTGGTGAATGAAAGAATCCAGATGAAAGAAGGTATCCAAACAAATTGGGGATATCGTCAGTTTCTCCAAAATAATGGATTACAAATTATGAATTATAATAACGAAGAAGCTTGTTATACACTTGGTTTAGATCCACACGTAAATAGTGGTAAAACCCCATCAGATAATGTCCCTTTTAAATTTAAGGGAATATTTGATACAAGTAAGCCTGGATTTGGCTATTGTAACTCGGATCTTAAAAACCCTTATTTGTCGAGAGAACAATTGAACGCTAGATTAATAGCACCAGTTGTTAATCCTGCTGATTTCAAAAAATAAAATTATATAAAAAGAGTAATATAAAAAGACTAATACAAAAAAAGAATATGTATCTAAAACAACATAATAATAAGTTTTTATAATTTATTATTATAATGAAAATACTCTCTATTGATGTTGGCATCAAAAATTTAGCATTTTGTCTTTTTGAAAAAACGCCGACAGAAAACCAATTCAAGATCTCAAAATGGGATGTTATCAATTTATCTCAAGAGGAAACTTTAAAATGTGGGTTTACCGAGAAAAATATATTGTGTAATAAACCAGCCAAATTTAAGAAAGACGATAAATGCTATTGTGTGAAACATTCAAAAAAACAAGAATACCAAATACCTTCCGCCGAACAAAAACCATCATTTATCAATAAACAAAAGATTTCAAAACTGTATGAAATTGCTGATAATCACAACATTAAATACGAACCGAAAATTAAAAAAACAGATTTAGTGAATTTAATTAACGAAAATATACAAAACACTTATTTCGAAACAATTGAAAGCAAAAAAGCTAGCGAAGTGGACCTGTTTAATATCGGTGTCAATATAAAAAATAAATTTAATGAAACATTTAAAGCCGAGGCACAGTTGGGATGTCCCTACGACCCATTGGGTAAAATAGACTATGTTATTATAGAAAACCAAATAGGACCCTTAGCAATTAGAATGAAAACTATTCAGGGTATGATAGTTCAATATTTTATTATGTCTCATTTAAATGTGGAACATATTGAATTTATATCAGCATCCAATAAATTGAAAGACTGCGACATAAAAGATAAAGAAAAGTACAGTGACAGAAAAAAAATAGGTATAGCAAAATGTTTAGAAATTTTAACATCCGATTTTAGATTCAACGAGCATGTTAATTATTTTAATAGTCATAAAAAAAAAGATGACTTATCGGACTCATTTTTACAAGGATTATGGTTCATTAATAATAAAAAACTTTAGAGTTTTTATTTAATTATTTTAGAATAAAATTTCAATTAATTTCCATTATATTAATTGTAATTCGTATTACTTAAAATTAAATGTTCTATTTAATCAATAAATATGGCTGATTTAATGGAAATTACAGAACTCGATTTAAGTGACGGAGATTTTGGTCGTTCTTCTAATTTTGGCGGAGGTTTAGAGTTATTAATGAACGATAAAATGAGAGAAACTTCTAGACCAAGTAGCGATATTAATTTAGATGATTTAAATAAACTTGAAAATGAGTTAAATGACTTAGTTGATGACATTCCTTCTAGTGGATTCGCGCCTAAATCCGATTTATTTGACAAACCATCTGTGTCATTTAGCGATGGTCCTTCTTTCAAATTGAATGGTTTTGATGATAACAACCTTGGAAAAGCTACTTCAGAGACTGAAAGTGACAATAAAACCTGGGATGGTTTTGGCAAATTTAATAATATACCTTTAAATCCAGATAAACCTGTTCCGATGGAACCTAAATTGTCTAGAGAGGAAATGATGAGAGAGAAATTTAAGTATCTAAGAAAACTAGAAGCCCTCGAAAAGAAAGGTGTTGAATTATCCAAGAAATATTCTATGGAATCCTCTTTACAAGAAATGATGGGTGAATATGAAACCATTATGGAGGAAAAAACTAAGCAAAACTCAGTTAAATTTCAAGGAAATATGCTTATGGCTATCATCAATGGTATTGAATTTTTAAATAATAAATTTGATCCGTTCGATATTAAATTAGATGGTTGGTCAGAACAAGTTCAAGAAAATATTAATGATTATGATGATATTTTTGGTGAATTACATGAAAAATATAAGAGCAAAGCATCTATGGCTCCTGAATTGAAGTTATTATTTCAATTAGGAGGTAGCGCAATGATGGTACATATGACTAATACTATGTTTAAGTCAGCGATGCCTGGTATGGATGATATATTGCGTCAAAACCCAGATTTAATGCGCTCCTTCCAAAATGCTGCGGTAAATTCTATGGCCCAAACCAATCCAGGATTTGGAGGGTTTATGTCAAATATAATGAATCCTACTAACGGTAACAACGGTAACTTTGGAGGTATGGGTCCACCACCACCAATGGCTACTCAAGGTCCTAATTCCATTCCTCCACCTATCGGAAGACCAGGCAATAACAATTTCGCTAGACCTGATTTAAATATGAGTAAGAGTAATTATGAAGACGGTATTAATCTTAGAGAGAATTTCGAAAAACCTGATTTACAAGATAGAACAAGTAGACGACAGCCATCTCGTCCAGAAATGAAAGGACCCAGTGACATTACTGATATTCTCTCTGGACTCAAAACAAAAACTATTAATATTCAACAACCATCAACACCAAACCAAGATGGAAGAATGAACGATAATAGCACCATAAGTATTAATGATTTAAAAGATTTACAATCAGACGCAAATATGCCAAAGAGAAGTGGTCGCAGAAAGAAGTCTGCCAGTAATACAGTCAGTTTAGATATTTAGAAAAATTTGAAACATTTATTTATGATTAACCCTTTATGCTTCATATAATAAATATATTATAATTATATTAAGCTTCTCTCTATAAATGATTACGTTTATATAAATCAATATTTTACATGTTGATTCGGTAACCCATTTGTTATTGTATGTTCTAATATTAGCATTCGCTTAATTATATTGGTATTATTTGATAATTTATCTAATAATGTATAACTAAATGATGATTCAAATGTATATATATACGTATGGTTACATAATAATCCAATTTCTAGATCGACTATAGCATTCAGTTCTCTATCCTCATATAATTTATGTGTAGTTATAAAATTATAATTGTTATTTTGTAAAAATTGTATTACATTATTGTCAAAATCGCCTGACAAGACAATAGTCAATTCTGACTCTAAAATACTCTCGTTTATTGTTTGAATATACGCGTCTTCAAATGCTTTTTTTATTAAATTTTTATCTATATTATAGATATTTTCATAATGTTCAATATAATCATTTTCTAATCTTAAGTGGATACAATTAATTTTTTGTGAATTTTTGTTACATATTATCTTTTTAATATCATTTGCCTTGTTAATAAATGTATCTGAAAATTTAATATTTTTTAATATCTCCCAAAAATAAGTATGTTTTGTGCCACAAACCGAAAATATATGATAAGGTAAATTAATAAAATCATAGTTAACTGATTCGATTAATTTATTATCAATAATTGGATAATATTCTTCAAAAAATCCATTATTTAATTGATACTTAACCAACAATTTATATCCAGAATTAAGGTCTATAATAATTTCAGGAATCAAATTTGTATAATTTGATATACTAAATTTTGATATACTAAATTGGTTATTGGATAAATATGTTTTTATATTATTTGTAACATCGCAGATTATATTATTATCATGATTTGTTATAAAAGCATTAGTTATATTAAATCTAAATTGATTACTGTCAACTAAAAATATGCCATATCTAGAGAGATATGAATTCAAATAATCCATGTCTAATATTTCACTTATGTTACAATAATTTTCTGTATGAACTGATTTATAAAATTTATTAATAAATACTATATTTATTTTATTGTCAATACAATAACAAATACCTGTTACTAGAGAATATAATTGATTACATAGTCCACTATCTTTTTTAGGACATATATTTATTCCTATAAATTTCATGTATTTTATAATTATGTATTATGTATTATGTTATGTTTAATATTTATTTTGTGTAATTGAATAATATATTATTTTTGTATAACTGTAATTGGTGTATATATTATAATACAATTTTTATTCAACTGTAACAACTTTTGCCAAGTTTTTTGGCTTATCAGGGTTAATCCCTTTACTTATTGAAAGATAGTAAGCAAATAATTGAATAGGAACAATACCAAGTAAAGACGCGTAAGATTTATTTTGAGGAACCAAAATATAATCACATTTGACAATATCACATACAGAGTTATCATTTGTAATAAATATAATTGGAGATTTTCTAGATAATACTTCTTCATAACAATTCATTATTTTACTAGAATAATTTTCATTTAAATTCAATATCATTACTGGAAAATTTTCATCTAATAACGCAAAAGGACCATGTTTTAATGAACTTGAAGAATAACCTTCAGAATGTATATAAGATATTTCTTTTACCTTCAATGCTCCTTCCTTCGCAATATACTCGTCTGTTCCCTTACCTAAAATAAACATATTAGTAGCACTAAATTTAGAAACAATATCCTTTATTTTACCTTCACATTCTTCTAATGTTGTTTTTATATCATTTGACAAGTTATGTAGATCTTGAATAATCTTTATTCTTTTTTGTTTATTTATTTTATGTAGACCTGAAAACCATATTGCTGTCATAGATAAACACACTACTTGACTTGTAAATGCTTTGGTCGACGCAACAGCAACTTCTTTTCCTGCATTACAATATACACCACAATCGACTTCGCGAGCTATTAACGAGTCTACTACATTTATTATTCCAATTGTTGTTATACTATTATTTTTTGCTATTTCTATACATCTGTGAAGATCCTTTGTCTCTCCGGATTGAGAAACTAATATAAATACGGTTGTACCTATATTAGGTATATCATATTCATTAAATTCCGCACCGTCAAATACCTGAACAGTGTTAAACTTACATAAATGTTTGAAATAATACATACCATATAATCCAGCAAAATATGATGTTCCGCAACCTAATATTATAATGTTGTTAATATTTTTTAATATATCTGAATACTGTTCTAAACCTCCTAATTTAACTTCACAATCATTCTTTATTCTACCACCTTTATTGACCGCATTTAATACTACTTCTGGTTGCTGATTTATTTCTTTTAATGTAAAATTCATGTATGGATAGGGTGTTAGTTCCGACTCTAAAACGGTTACATTTTTCTTTTTATAAATTCTTTTTGTGTCTAAGGATAATCTGTCGCTATGTCTTTTTATTATACATATATCATCATTGTGTAATGTTATATAATTTGAAACCATATTACAAAAGCCACTTTGTTCGGAAGTTATGATTATTTTATCATCATTTTGTCCAACTAATAGAGGGGATCCATTTCTTACACAATACAATGTATCTGGTTCATGTATACTCTGAATTATTAAACCATATGTTCCAGTTAATGAATCAATGGTTTTCTTTATTGAATCATATACATCATTACTTTTTTTGTGATAATATTCGATCAAATTCACTATTACTTCCGTATCTGTTTGAGATTCAAATGAATATCCTCGTTCAATCAAATATTTTTTTAATTCATAATAATTTTCTATAATACCATTATGAGCAATAGCAAAACAACCAGAATTTGAAAGATGTGGATGCGCATTTTTATCATTTTTACATCCATGTGTCGCCCATCTATTATGACCGAATCCTATATACATATTATCATATGACTCTAAGTGTAAACTAGATAATTTATCTATAGCACTTATTTCATTAGTTGACGCATATTTATTCACTTCAAATTTATGATTTACAATGGCACATAATCCAGCTGAATCATATCCTCTATTTTGGAGTTGAATTAATCCATTAATTATTAATTGATATAGATTGTCGTGTTTTAATAATACTAAACCAAATATACCACACATTTATAATATAAATTTTAATTACACTTTTATTATTAAATTTAATCTTATATCAAGTAATATATAATTTTACATCATTTATTAGAATAAAATAACTAATTAGATTGTTATAATTATAAGATTTCTAAATTTTTAAAGTTTCTTTTAAGTTTATTAATAAAATCCATAAATGGTGTCTTATCTTGTCCATATAAAAGTGAATCGTGTATCAGTTTTATGTTTCCAAATAAACTTTGCTTATTTAAATGAAGCCATATAACAAATATAATAAATAGAATACCAGTAAATACTATATCTTTCATCTTAATCGATTCATTTCTTAGATAATATAATGGTACTGCTTTTATGATAGTGTTTATAACTATAAAATAAAAAATAGTACGTTTACTCGTGCCATATACTAACATTAAAAATAACATTATTATATTATGAAGTAACCCTAATATAAGTGGGAATTTTGGCGAATAACTGGTTATTTTAAACGCATATAGTACGTACCAAAAATATATCCAATATGAAAATACCAAATCACTTCTCAATGCTGCCATATATATTACTTATATATTACTTATATATAAATTATTCGTATATAAATTATTCGTATATATTGTCTTTACGAGAAGTGAAAAATATACCAATTATATAATTATAAATATAATTACAATAAAATGATATAGTATTTGGCCTATCATCTAATAATTCTGTACTATGTTGTTTTGTATCTTTTTCTGTTTCTCCATCCATATTATAATATATATCTTCAAAATTACAACTTACTTCTCTTTCCATTATATATATTTTATAATATATATTTTATAATAAAATCTGTATAATATAAAATTATTTATTTAGGTAAATTCAATATAAATAATAATACTATACATAATTAATGAACTCTAAAAATGAAAAACCCAAATACTCCATGACTACTTGTGTAAAAACCGGCATTAAAATTAAGAACACTGGAAATGATTATAAATATGATCCATTTGCCGGGGTTGACCCATTTAAAAATCAGATAAGAGAAGTGGAAAGAGTTGATGTTGATTATAATAAAAGTGGTTACGATACGATCGATTTAAATATAGAAAACTATTCACGTGAAGAATTATATAAATTATTCGGATTTAAAACTTCGCTTATTCTTACAGAAGATAATATGAAAGAAGCAAAAAAAATTGTACTTAAAACTCATCCAGACAAATCACGTCTCGATAATAAATATTTCGTGTTTTTTGGAAAAGCATATCATAAACTGAGAGAAATATATGAATTTCAAAATAAGACAAATAAAAAAACTACTGATACTAATGAATATTTTGACACCCAGAACAGTCAGGTTTTAGATAAAATGTTTGAAATGAAAAAAGACCTGAAAGATACCAATAATTTCAATAAATGGTTTAACGAACAATTTGAAAAACATAGATTAGACGATCCTGTTGAACATGGTTATGGTAACTGGTTGAAATCAGACGAAGATATTATCTTCACTCCTCAAAACATTAACAAAGACTCTATGGGGAGAGAAATCGAAAAACGCAAGAAGGAAATCCAATCATTAACTCCGTATAAAGGTGTCGGTGATGCGTTTGTATCATCGTCAGTAGGTGGGTCGGCTTTAATGGAGTATAATACTAATTTCACATCAGGATCTTTATTTAATGGAAGTGGTGGATATACTGATTTAAAACAAGCTTATGCTGAATCTGTTATTCCTGTCACCGAAGACGACTATAATAAAGTTCAAAAATTTAAATCTATGGATGAATACAAACGCCATCGTGATACAGTCAATACTACGCCTTTAAGTAAGGAAGAAGCCTTACGCCAATTATATCGTCAAGAGAAAGAGAAAAACGAAGAGTCCGCAGCACTGGCATTTTATTACGCTCAGCAATCAGAAAAGGCTAAGAAAAATGAGTCTGAATTTTGGTCTGGGCTTAAGCAATTAACAAATTGGTAATCCACTTTTAGGAAAAGTGGAGCAAAAGTATAGGAAAAGTGGAGCAAAAGTATAAGGAAAAGTGGGATACAAATTAATTCTTTAGAAAATAAGTATTTAAATAAGTATCTAAATGATTATTTAGAAAATGGAAAATGATTGCTATTGTATTGTTGCGGGTGGTGCTGGGTTCCTTGGAAGTCATATATGTAAACGACTTCTCGAACAAAATAAACACGTCATATGCGTTGATAATTTAATTAGTGGAAACATTACAAATATAGAACCTTTTTTAACAAACCCCAAATTCAAATTTATTCAACAAGATATTGCTGATCTTAATTTAGTAAATCAGTTTAATGAATTTAAAATAACTGAAATATACAATTTCGCATGTATCGCAAGTCCTAAATTATATAAATTATATCCTTTAGAAACACTTACTACATGTTTTAATGGCAGTCTTTGTCTACTTAACTTAGCAAAAAAACATAATTCAAAATATATTTTTGCGTCTACATCCGAAGTTTATGGTGATCCTCTTATTCATCCACAAACGGAAACATATTATGGTAATGTTAATACTGTCGGTGAAAGAAGTTGTTATGATGAAGGTAAACGAGTAGCAGAAACCTTGGTATACACCATGAGAAACCAATACAATATAAATGCGAAAATAATCCGTATTTTTAACACTTATGGACCAAATATGTCAATTGATGATGGACGAGTAATAACCAATTTTATTCAGAGAATTATGGAATCTAAACCAGTACAAATATACGGAAATGGAAATCAAACTAGAAGTTTTTGTTATGTAGATGATTTAATAGACGGAATTTTTGGTGTTATGGAATCAGATGAAATGGGTCCAATTAATTTAGGAAATCCTGATTGTGAATTCACATTAAATGAATTAGTTAAGGAATTTGAGGAAATAACTGGTGCTCCTATTGATGTAGAATATTTGCCTGCTACCGAAAATGATCCGCAACAAAGAAAACCGAATATAGAACTAGCTCGTAATAGAATAGGGTTTTCTCCAAAAATCGGATTAAAAGAAGGTCTTAAAAAGACTATTATTTATTTTTATAATTCATAAATATATTTTTACACCCTTGAAGAATTGAAATGGGACAGCATTTTAATTCTTCTCAGATGAACCGGGTGAAATTTTAAAGAAGCACCCCTTTAGGGTGCCATTTTAAATCTTCACTGGTTTAAACCTTTTTACATTTCAACAGTTGAATTTTTCTAAAAACTCATTTAACGATATTGGATACCATGCCATGAAATTCTCTTTATCATACTTATTTAATGTGCTACTACATTCAGTATAAATTTTAAAGGAAATATTATTTTTATCATGTAATTCATTATAAAATAAATATGCTTCCCTCATTTGTTCATGACTCATTATTTCACAAAATTTGATTTCAAATAATATATTACTAACATCGTCTTCATTGAAATTATATATACTTATTCCAAAAATACTACCATTACTATAAATTCCCATTTTATATAAATATTTATATGTTTATATTATTTTACGAAATTATATTATTTTACGAAAAATTTTTTATAATGTAATTTGCTCCACTTTTTAAAAATAATGGATATATATAAATGAGTCAAAAAATGGAAAATGGATTATTTATATTTAGACGAGATTTAAGAATTGTAGATAATAATGGACTGAATTTTCTCTCTACATTATGCAATAATATATATACAATTTTTATTTTTACTCCTGAACAGGTCGGTTCTGGGAATAAATATAAATCAGACAATTCGGTCCAATTTATGATTGAGAGTTTACAAGATTTAGGATCTGAAATAGGTAGAGAAGGCGGTAAGCTTCATACTTTTTACGGACATAATGAAAAGGTTATTGCCGATTGTATTAAGGCTTGGGATATCAATGTTGTCGCATTTAATTTAGATATTACACCATACAGCAGAATAAGAGATGACAAAATTGTCAAAATGTGTCAGCGAATGAAAGTGTATGTAACGTTTGATTTTGATTACTATTTGTGTAATCCAGGTGAAGTGCTAAATCTATCAGGAGAGAGTTACGTCAAGTTTACACCATATTATGAGCGTGCCAGAAAAATAAAAGTAGAAAAACCTGCTGCTAGAAGAAAAATACATTTTAAACCAGTGAAGATTTAAAATGGCACCCCTAAAGGGGTGCTTCTTTAAAATTTCACCCGGTTCATCTGAGAAGAATTGAAATGCTGTCCCATTTCAATTCTTCAAGGGTGTAAAAGTTCAGAAGCTCATGTACCTAATAAAATAACACTTGATTTAGCAATGAAAAAATTTGTTGGAAAAGAAAATCCGGACATATTGGTTCATGGAGGAAGAACTGAAGCATTGAAACAAATGAGAATTGCTGCGAAAAAACAACAGCATATGGCAAACATTTGTTTGTATTTGGCTCCACCTTTCCCAAGCAAAGCGACGTTGTTTCAGGTGGTATAAATTGGTCATTCGGTTTAACTGGAAAAGTTCAGATTTTAGACGATAATAGCTTGATAAAAAAGGATAGTGGATGGATATACGGAGACCAAATAGAGTTTCAAGATTATTAAGCAGAAACCCGAAAACTCGTCACAAATTGGCTAACCAGTTCAGCAGCGGATTTGAATAAAGTTGTGGACAGTTGGATTAAATCTAAGAAGAAGTTAGCTGGATTAATTTTAGATCAGACCAGAATTTCCGGAATAGGTGTAGCATGGGGTTCTGAAATCCTATTTAAAGCTGGATTAAGACCTGATATGAGGGCTTGTGACCAAGTTTTAAATAAATTAGCAGATACCATGATAGAAATTAGAGAGAAAGTTAAAAAGCAATACAGCGAACAAGTAGATGAATTAAATTGCAAAGAATTTATTAATGATTGGTATGAAAATTTATATGAAATTAGAGAGATGAATATTTACAAAAAAGGGTCAAAATTAGAGGTTTTAGGACGAAGCTGGTGGGTATGAAGCGAACTTGATTAGTGAGTTAAAGTAAATATTATATTATATTATAATATAATAAATGTCTAGTGGATTTACTTCAAATTATAATGATAGTGGTTATACTCTTAGTAGTTATACTTGGTTTACAAATGATAATGTAGTAGTAAGTAGTGTTAGTAGTAACGATATTTACAAAACTACACAGCAATGCGGAGTTTATGTGATTGACAGAGGAGCCACATCTCCAATTTTTCCGATTTTTTGTTCATTAAAGGATTTAAGGGATTCAAGTGTTCCAATTGACCTAGATGACGCTTGGTTAGTATATCCTGGATTTGGTTTCATAATTTATGATAATGTGAATTATGTAGGGACTACATCTCGGACTTATATTAATACTGATACTAAGCCTAGATTATTTGTTCTAAACGGAGGTAACTATGGTGGTAAAAGTACTAACATTTTTACAACCACTGGTAGTAATTTTCCACTCAACCAAGCTGCTTCTGTGAAAATATTTTATCGTGGAGAGGAAATAACGATTAACGGATTAACTAATTTTTAGATCATTGTATATCTAAATTATATAACCCACATATTTATGAATAAAAAATTTATATACTTTTATATCCTTTTAGTATATAAAATGACACAAAAAATGGAAAATGGATTATTTATATTTAGACGTGATTTAAGAATTGTAGATAATAATGGACTAAATTTTCTCTCTACATTATGCAATAATATTTATACTATTTTTATTTTTACTCCTGAACAAGTCGGTTCTGGGAATAAATATAAGTCGGATAACGCAGTCCAATTTATGATTGAGAGTTTACAAGATTTAGCATCTGAAATTCATAAGGAAGGAGGTCATCTTCATACTTTTTACGGACATATTGAAAAGGTTATTGCCGATTGTATTAAGGCATGGGACATCAATGTTGTTGCTTTTAATTTGGATATTACACCATACAGCAGAATAAGAGATGATAAAATTGTCAAAATGTGTCAGCGAATGAAAGTGTATGTAACGTTTGATTTTGATTATTATTTGCATCCACCTGGAACAATTAAGACTGGAAGTGGTTTGCCTTACCAGAAATTTACACCTTTTTATAATACAGCATCTAAAATAAAAGTTCAACCACCAGCAAGTAAAAGGCATCTACCTCTTAAAAACAAAGAAGCACATGTTCCTAATAAAATAACACTTGATTTAGCTATGAAAAAATTTATTGGAAAAGAAAACCCTAATATTTTGGTTCATGGAGGTCGTCAAGAAGCATTAAAATTATTAGCTAGAGCATCTAAAAATATTAAAAATTATGAAGCTACTCATAATGATTTAAATACAAAAACTTCCGAATTGAGTGCATCCATAAAATTTGGCTGTGTGTCAATTAGAGAAGTATATAAAACTCTTCACAGCAAAACTGGTCTCATTCGCCAACTATACTGGAGGGATTTTTACGCTAATATTATGTACGAATTTCCGAGAGTACTAGGGCATAGTTTGAAACCAAAATATGATAAAATTAAATGGCATCATAATAGCACATGGTTCAAAGCTTGGTGTGATGGCCAAACAGGCTTCCCCATTGTTGATGCAGGGATGCGTCAAATGAACACCACCGGCTATATGCATAATCGAGCTAGGTTAATTGTAGCTTCCTTTTTAGTTAAGACACTTTTAATTGATTGGAGAGAAGGTGAAAAATATTTCGCTCAAACTCTTACGGATTATAGTCCTGAAAATAACAACGGCAATTGGCAGTGGGTAAGCGGTGGAGGTGCTGACTCACAGATGTATAATAGAATATTCAATCCGTGGCGACAGACAGAACAATATGATGCTAAATGCGAATATATTAAACAGTGGATTCCTGAGTTAAAAGATGTCACAGTTAAAGATATATTAAAGTGGGAAACAGAATATTTAAATTATAAAGATATTAAATACCCTAAACCAATTGTTAATTATTCAGAACAAAGAGAGAAAGCTTTGAAAATCTATTCTGAAGCATTATACTAAAATAATTTAAAATCAATATTATATATAATTTTTATATATAATTTATAAAAAATTGAAATACTTTTACACCTTTTACATTTCAAATACATCAAAAAATTGGAAATTAATAATTAATTATATAATTATAAATTACAATATGTCAGGAATTAGTTTTTCAAAATGGTCTGGTCCAGACGGTATTGAACAATTTATAATTAATCAAACTGGATGTAAGCCTTACAGTGGGGCAGGAATAAATCCAAGAATTGAAAAAAAAACTACAATACTAAAATCTGTTGATAATACATATTATTATGATGACGATATGAGTGACATAAATAACCCTAAATACACTTTATTTGGTCATGATGGAGATCAAGATGAAAACGAAAAAAAATTTAACGAACCATTATTAAATCAAGATAAAACTCAAAATATTTATTTATATAGAGTTAAAACAAACGGTAAAAAAATAGAATATATATGGTATGGTAAATATGAAATTATTGATAAAAATAAAAAATTACACATTGGTAAAAATAGAATTACAAGAAATATAATAGTTTTATCTTTAAAAAAAATCGGCGTTTGAAATGTAAAAAGGTGTAAAAAATAAAATAGAGGAGCTCCTCTTTTTTATTTTTATTTCGGCATGTAAATTATTTTACACATTTACCTTATCAATCCCAACGCATTTAGATATATTATGTATTATTTTATCTTCTTTTTCTGCGGGTTCACCATCTAGACCTCCCATGACCTCTATTACCATTTTCTCATATTTATCCGATATTTTTGAAGCAGAATTGTTATATTCAGGATATTTCTCTCGAAATTGTGGTAATAATTTTATATTTTTAATAGCAACGCTTTTTATCACCTTTCGTAGCTTGCTTTTATTATCATCCTCTTTTTCCCATTTGTCTTCATCTTTTACGTACATCGTTTCCCTTTTCTTATCAGTACAATGAACCGGTCTTTGAGACACGTCTAATGCTTTCAAATTGGTAGTAATGATATTAGAAAGACCATCTACATAATTTAGATCTCCAAATTTCTCTAAGTCTGAAAGCTGAAGTTTGATAGAATCAACAAAGTCTGTGATATTCATAGCGTCTTTACACGTTTCATTCAAAAAGAACTGAAGATTAAATGTTTTATTATTATTCATACAATTCGTATTTGTATTCGTGACATTATTTGTTCCATTTTCTAAAACTTTTAGCACGATATTATTTTGTTGTGTTTGTTGCTCCATAATGATATTTTTGAATTCAGAATTTTCTTTAATTAAGAACATAATGAGTTCGTCTTTATCAGTAATTTGTTTTGCTAACTCTTTAATGTCTTTTTTGATATCATTTGTGTCATCATATTTACATTTTTGTTTATGTTTCCATAAACCATTTCTAGATAGATACTCTTTGTTACATATTTCACAGCAATATTTTACATATTGTTGAGCATTTTCGCCCTTTTTTGCCCCTAAATTGTCACCGGTCGTCACCTCGATATGTTTTGATGTTGATAAATGACGAATCCATGCGTATTTTTTAGAGCATTTAAAGTCACATAATTCACAACGATATTCTTTTTGCCCTTTTTCGCCCTTTTTTGCCCCTAAATTGTCACCTAAAGTGCCCATTTATTTCTGTTGGGAAAATATTTTTAAGCTTTTTTTTAAAAAAATTACAATAACAAAAAAATCAAATTGGTTTAGTCTAAGACGATAAATTTTCATTATCGTAATAAAAAATTTCGGTCAGTAAGAACGTTTTGGCAAGCCATTTTTGGACATTTATTTTTGTCCATTTTTGGATTTTCAAAAAACTTTTCAATTTTCGAAAACATTCATTTTATATAATAAATTGGAAAACCTACTTAAAGCGAAGCTACCTTTGGTTAAAGAAAAGGGTTTGACCTAACAAACTACAAGGCTTCCAAATAAGTACGTACTCTACCTACATGAATGTAGTGAAAAAGTCGCCACTGTTTGGCCTTCAAATTTGCGTCGATATTTGGAGTATACTAACCTAATTATCAGCCTTAATAGTAGTTGCTTTGGAAATATTCTTTATAATTTTTTCTTTCTTATCATTATCAGTTTCCATAACTTCTATAACAAGCTTATCATGTACATCTGATATTTTAGAGTATGCGTTTCTATATTCTGGATATTTCTCTCGAAACTGTGGTAACAATCTTATATTTTTATCGGCAACTTTGTTAATTGCCTTTTTCAGACGAGTTTTATTCTCATCTTCTTTGGACCATTCACCTTGATCTTTAACGTACATAGTCTCTCTCTTTTTATCGGTACAATGTACTGGCCGAATAGTTTCATCTAGGTTATTTAAGTTTTTCACAATTATTTTTGAAATACCTTCTACATATCCAAGTTCACCAACTTCCATAAGATCAGTAAGTTGTAATTTGATAGAATCCACAAAATCCGTAATATTCATGGCATTTTTGCAGGTCTCATTTAAGAAGAAATTCAAATTAAACGCTTTGTTATGAGAATTGGTATTACTAGTATTATTATTATTGGTAGTATTATTATTATTGGTAGTAGTATTATTGGTAATACCATTTTTTACAATTTCTAAAATCATTTCTTTAATTTCCTTATTTTCTTTCATAAGGTATTCAATTAACTTATCATTGTTATCATCTGATTTTTTGATAATGATGTTATTTTCATTTTTCTCATCAAATTTACAGACCTTTTTATGTCTCCATAAACCAGAATTTTCCTTATATATTTTACCACATATACACTGATATGGGTTTTTTTCGGGTTTTTCGATTGAAAAACATTGATTAGTATTGATAATATGTTTTTTGGTAACAACATGTCTAGAATAATCTTTTTTATTACACGTAATAAAGTTACAACTTTCACAGACAAATTCATTGGGTTTTTTTGGGTAATTTTCATTGACAACCATTGATATATTATCAATGGAAAAAACCCCTAAATCCTTTTCCGCAAAAAATATTAAAAAAATTACAATCATAATTTTTTATTTTACAATCACGTTTGGCACGATAACCTTGTAAATTGAAAAATGAAAAATTCGGTCAGTCAGGACCTTTTGGGCAACCCATTTTTGGACATTTATTTTTGTCCATTTTTGAAAAGCCAAAAAACTTTTCATTTTTCGAAAACACTTAATTTCCCTTCATGTGTAGGGACCATTTTTTCACCAAAAAAACCAAAATTCGCCATTTTTCCCTACATACTCTAGAGGGAATAGTGCGTCGCTCTTTAAGTTAAAAATAATATATATTATTTGAGTTATTTATGTATTTTTAAATTATACAATAAATTAATGACGGATCCTGTTGTATTATATTCTAAAGAAGGATTTATATTTACCAGAAATGAGAAAAATAATTATAGTTTATCTTTTTCGATACAAAACAATTCTATCGTTTTATCTAAGATTATTGATTTTAACATAATTAAACTAATATATGATTTAAACAATGACGTGTACGAAAAATTTGATATGAATATAATTAATGAAAATGAAGCTATCGCAAATTTATTAATGAAACATTTATTCAAAGATTTAGGATTACCTCAACATTTTTGTTATGTACATATTCATAAAATCGTTGAAGGAAATCATATTAAATTCATGGCCCAAACCATTAAACAAGAAATCCTCGAAGGAATGCCTACTAACTCAGAATTGATGCCTATAAAAAATATGGTATGTAATTGTAGAATTATTACACCACATCAAATGGAATTTATATGTAACATTCAATTTGAAAATTCAATCCTTATACCAGAAGTGATTGAAAAATTAGCCGGATTAATTTTACGCAAAATATTTAATAGAGTAAAACAATTTATAGAGAATATAAGAATATAGTATAAATGTATGAGAATATTAGAAAAAATATGAAATCTATCATTTTCTTAATAAACGCATTTTTTATTCTTATTACTGAAGGACTAATTTACGGTTTTTTTCAAGATTATTCACTGTTTATTGATAGATTGTCTATGAGACTAGCATCGATTAATATATTATATGTTAAAATATTCCAAGCATTTGCTCTGAATAATAGGTTAATAGATGATAAAACAAATAATAAACTTATAAAATTTACAGATAATGCGCCTTGGAATTATTCTGATATTGAGTTATATAAATTAATTGAAATGGCAGACAAATATAATATACGATTACCGGATGGTTACGAGATTCCAATTAATTCAGGTATGATATCATTAGTTTTTACAGGGCGTGAAAAAGGTAATCCAGGTAAGCAAGTTATTATTAAAATGAAACGTAAAAATATTCAAAAACGCCTAGACGATGCTATTGATAATTTGTTATTTTCGATGTATATTTTATCATTCATTCCTATTATAAATAAATATCAATTAGCTGAGGTTGTCAATAAGAATATTGAAATTATTAGACATCAAACCAATTTCTTAGAAGAAATAGATAATATGGATAGAATTAGAGAGAATTGTAAAAACCTAAAATACGCGAAAATACCGAAAGCAAATAGGCAAGTAACAGAAGAATATCCTGATATTATATTGATGGACCGTATTGAAGGAATAAAAATTAATGAAGTTAAAGAAGAAGATTATGAACCATTCGCAAAATTAGTAGTTAAGTTTGGTTTAGTTACAACTGTCGTACATGGTGTAGCTCATGGGGATTTACACGCAGGTAATATTTTGTTTATAAAAGACAAGCATGACACTGAATACCCTCATAAAATAGGTATAATTGATTTCGGAATAATTTATGAGGTTGGAACAGAGTTTAAAGAGTTAATGTTTGAATGTTTCACTCAAATGTTTGATATTTCACCTCGCGAAGGAGCTGAAAAAATATTAAATTCTTGTATAATTGAACCACCTGGTATATTTAAAACTATTCCTGTAGAAGATTATAATAATATAATAGCTTTTACCGAAAAAATATTAGATGACACCGTATATAAATCAAAAGAAGCGAATCAAATTCAATTATACAAATTCATTTCGAAATTCAAGGAATATTTGTCAAAAGATAAGCTATCTAATCTAGGTATAAGACCAAGCGATGATTTCGTAAAATCACAGCTTGTATTAGCTATGTCTCATGGTGTAACTTTGACACTCTGTAAGGATGATTTTATTACATTAATGGATAAAGTAATAAACGAATTATTTCATACTAAAATGCTATTAGAGTAGAATAAATCAATTATCGTACCCCCAAGGCCATATAAAAACAGTTTCATTCAATATATTGTTTATATGTAGAGATCCCTTATATTTTGATTTATAAAATCCTATACAAGTTGGGTAAATAATATGTACATATTTTTGTTGTTTAAGATAATTGTATGATTCTTCCATCGTTTTTCCAGTTGAAACGAGTTCATCAACTAGGATAATATTTTTGCCTTCTAAATTATCATCAATACCTTCACAAATAGTATATTCACCTTTTACCTCTGTTAAATTTTTTTTAATCATATCGTCGAGAGTATCACTAGACTTTTTGTCGCAATTATATTCTTCCCTCGTCAATTTAATTTTATAATTTGGCAACCCTAATTTGAGTGAAATATAATCTGATATTATAGCCCCACCTGTTTTGATTCCAACAACCGCATCATATTTTATTTCTGAGTTATTTATTTTATCTATCATTTTATCCAAATATTTTTCTAATTCATTCCAGCTAATAAATGTCCTTTTTTTTTGAACTAAAGCATTTGCGTAGATTGTACCAACTTTTATATAAAATGGTGAACACTGTTTCTTTTTTATGCTGTCATACATAGATTTATCAACCCACGAAGGTATTGGTCCATATACTTGACTATCTATTTTATGTATTGATAAAACAGTTAATAGTAATCCAATGATTAATACAATAATAAACCCTAATGTAAATTTTTTATATATAAGAGCATATATGAAACCTAGTGCGGCGCCGACAACTACTTGAAGTAACGTATGCTTATAAGATATTATTCGCTGGGTAGAAACAATAAAAATGATTAATAAACAAACCCATAATGGTATAATTTTATAAAAATATAATAAAAATGAAAAAACTGATGATGTTTCAGCATGTCCAGATGGCATACCTATACATCCTAAAAGTGATGACTTATCACCGGATTTGCATTTCGGAAGCGGGCGTTTAACTTTATCATAATCAAAATACACCTGTGAAAATATTTTTTCTAAACTATTATGAATATAAAAATGATACATTGATACAAAAATTATAAATGTGAATAAATTTATAAATGTCAATAATTGTGTATTTTGTAAACTAGTTAATTTCATTATTATATAATAATGATATTAAATCTTCCATGGCATACATTTAGCAATTATAATTACTACTTGTTATCCTTTTACGTATAACGCATTGGTTATTTTTTAATCCAACAAAAAAATGTTCGTAATTACCAATAACATTCTTTATAACATCTGGAGTGGTACTATTCAATTTACTACCAGGATATATGTCTTCAATAATATATATTCCATTTTCCTTCAAATAAGGGAAAAAATTTGCAAGAGTTTTTTTCTGTGCTTCATCCCAATGCCAACCATCATCAATAATAATATCAAATTGAACATTCAATTCTGACATAGCTTTATCAACTTCCATTTTATTTGTTGAGTCAAGTAAAACTGTACGAATCCTATCTTCAGATATCTGTGTATCTGGCTGTATATCTGCGCCATAAATATTACTATTAACAAAATAATCTCTCCAAGCACGAAGTGATGCTCCAGGTCTATATGTATCCGGCATGTAATTTTTCATACTAGAGCGAACACCTGCGAACATAGTTCCAATTCCTATTTCTAACACATTAAGTGGTTCATTTTTAATATGATCAAAGAGTATAGAATACACATGTGAATATCCACTAGTATTTTTATCACTTCCATAATGAGTTAATAAATCAGCCAATTCCATGTTATAACTATCTATAATATTATCTATTTAAATTATAATATATTCAATTTAAATTACAATATATTCAAATTATAATATTTTACTTAACTGACAACTAAATTATTATTCAAAATTTATTTACATTATAAAATTTATTTAAATATATATTATATATTTTAACTACATTATGCAAATAAATATTGACAATATTAATTATAAATTAATACCCTCAAATATATCTTCTCTAGACAAAATAAAAAAAAATCAATTAGTTTTAAAAAACGACATCTATGAGAAATATAGTGCTACCGCAGAAGTAGAATGTGAACTCATTATTTGTAATGATATCAATTTAATGCGTCATTTTGAAAAAAAAATCATTAGAGAGACATATGAAGATTATTTAAAATATATCAAATACCTAGACCCCAAAAAAGACCAGTGGATCTATAATATTATTGATGGTATGTCGGAACAAGATTTAATTTTATATAGAGACGAATTATGTATTGTTATTCCTACTTATGTCTGGGACGGTGTAAATACTGATAAAATGCATCTTTTATGTTTACCAACTGATATTACATTGCGTTCAATCAGATCATTAACATTGGAACATATTCCTCTACTCGAACATATGAAGAGAACTACTTTATATATTATTAAACAAAGATATGATATTGACGAACATTATGTTAAAATGTTTTTCCATTATGAGCCTTCTACCTATCATTTACATATACACTTTGTCAATGTAGCTCATCATGACGCTCGTTCATCTGTTGAATATTCGCATGAACTCAATAATGTCATTTTTAATATTTCTATTTGTCATGATTATTACCAGCGAGCGATTTTAAATAAAAGATGTTAAAATTAAATAAATGAATATTTCTATAAAAAATTGATATAATAATTCGTTAATATTAATATCAATAATAAAAGTATCAATAATTAATATTAATTTACAAGATTAACTTTAATAAAATGTTGTTATTAGAAAAAGACATTAATGTTCCATTAGAAGAACTATATGATTTTATGTGTAGTTTCTCAAGTAAAATTAATGATAAATATATATATAGTTTATTTTGTGAAACGAAAAACAAAATAGTATTATATTCTTTTGATAATTCAGGATCAGACATAGATATAAACAATTGTCCGTGCGGTTTAATATATTACGTTGATTATAAAAATGATGAAATAAATATTTATATTATGTTTATTGCGACTAAATATAAATTTAGAAATCTTGGATATGCGAGTATATTTATTGAAGAATTTATAAATTTTATAAAGGAGGAATATGTTATTAAATATGATAACCATACGAAATATAATAAAATTAATATAGTTCTTGATTCTATTATAGAAGCAGTAACATTTTATGAACACTTTGGGTTCAAATGGGTGAGAACAGACATATATAACGAAATATTTGATATTACAGAAGATTGTGACTACGAGCATTTTATAATGGTTTATGAATTACTTTGAAATGAAATAGTAGAGTGTTCTCATATTAAAAACACCGACAATGTTTTTAATTATTTCATTTTTTATTTTGTCGTCAGCCATTGAAAATAACTCCAAATAAGTATACAAAGGAAAATCTCTAAATTCTATTATTATCACATCATTTTTCAAATCAAATTTTGTAGATTTTTCATCAATACTATTAGCCTCTAACCAATCAGCATTATATTTATCAAAATATTCAAAATAACTTTTAATAGAAAATAATGGGTCTCCATAGTATGTGCTTTGTAAACTTGGATCATTTTTAACATCTACGTTTAGTTTTAATTTTTTATTTTTAATAATAGGATAAACATATAAATCCTTCAAAATTTTTTCATCTAATAATTGACTAATAATTCTTGATACTTCTGAGTCATCTATATTAAAAGCATTCTTTATTATTTTTTTTAATTCTAAAAATAGATTATAATTATAATGACGAGGAGCAAAAGATAACCAATATTTTAATAAATTTCCTGGTTTATCAATATTTTTAACATATGAATTTAAGTAAATAAACAGTTTATAAATTATTAAAAACATATATGATTTTATAATTTTTGTTGTAGCACTCTCGTTATTAAATGTATAAGTTTTATACATGTTATTATAATTATTAAATAACGAATTGACTATATTCATTGAAGTATTTATTGCGTAATCATCATAATCTGAATTATGTTCAACACCATCTAGTTTTTCTAATATTCGTTGAATGTTTTTATTTGTAGTATCATTTTTAGAATATTGATTAAACTGATTTTGATATTTTTTAACATCTATTATTGCCAATAATTGTTTCATAATTCTATAACAATACATTATATTACAACTAAATGTCATCTGGATAACTACATCTAAATCTTCCCTTATGTTATAATTTTGTATATTGTTTAAAGATGCATTAAAATAGACTAAACTAGTGTCTGGTAATACATATAATTGATTTATTGACTTTGGTATTTCGATTTCTTCATCATGATTTTTAAGGATCATTTTACTATTATTAATAGTTTCTAGTTTAGCTAGATGGTCATGTAACTCTCTAACGCTTTTAAATAGGTAGTGTTTAATTATATTAGAACTTTGAAGTGGCTTATAATATGTAGCAATAAATTCAGTATCTGTAAAAGAACTGAAATTACGTAATTTACCTTTTTCTGAAGTATCCATTCTAAATTTTATGTCATAATCAGATTGAGTTAAATATTGGTTATGTGGTATTTTTAATATTAAAAACTTGTTTTCGTCTTCTTCCTCTTCATCTTCATCTTCTTGTTCTTCAAAATCTTCTTCACCATATTCTTCGATTGCTTCTTCTTCGGGACCTTCCTGATGTTCTTGACCACCTTCTTGTTGTTCATCTTCACCGTAATAAATTTTTTCAACTAGTTCGTTAAAATCAGTATCTTCAGCAGAATCATTAGTTGTTTTAAATGACTCTTCATTTGTGTCTTTAATGTATGTATACTCATTTGGGTCAACAAATCCGTATTCCAAATAATAATTGATTAATGCTGAATTCACTAAAATATATTTACCGGTGGTTTCATCTTTAGTTAACGTGAATTTAATTATATCATTTGATTCTATTTCAAAACCTATACTCAATATATTTTCAAAAATTTTAGATGAATCAATATGCCCACCTACTTTTTTGGTGGTACGTCTATTTTTTCTTGTTTTCTTATTATTTTTTTTATATTTCCTTAATTTTTTCTTAGTTGACCTCATATATAATTATATAAATATATAAATATATAAATACTAATTTATATAAAATTGAAACAAATTAAATACTAATCTATAACAATTATAAATGGAAACTGAAATATCAACAATGAATCCAACTTTTATATTTGTAGACGGCAGTTATTATTGCTTTTATCGATATTTTGCTCTTCAACAATGGTGGAAAAACGCGTATCCAGATGACCCCCTAGATAACCCATATGAAAATGAAACATTTGTTGAAAAATTCCGAAAAACCTTTGTAGAAAACTTGGAACAAATACCTAAGAAGCTTAAAATTCATAAAGAACCTGTTAAACCCATTTTAATTGTTGGTAAGGATTGTAAACGCGAACATATTTGGCGAAATGATATTTTCAAGGATTATAAGGCTAATAGGACAAATGATGGATTTATGGGTGGATCTTTCTTCAAAATGGCTTATGAAGAAGAACTTTTTCAGAAAGGTGGTGTCAAGGCTATTTTAAAACATCCGCGACTTGAAGCAGATGATTGTATCGCGCTTTCTGTTAAATACTTAGTTAATAAATATCCTCTTTGTAAGATATATATCATAACCAGTGACAGAGATTATCTGCAATTAAACGCACATAATGTACACTTATATACTCTTACATATAAGAATCTAGCAGATGGTAAAACTTCTACTGGAAATGCTGAGGATGATTTAAAAATTAAGATTATCATGGGAGATAAAAGTGATAATATTCCATCAGTATTTCCAAAATGTGGTATAAAAACAGCACAAACATGTATTGAAAACGAAGAATTCTTCAAAAAGAAAATGGCCGATAATCCTTCGTATTATGAACAATATAGATTAAACGAACAATTAGTAAGTTTCGATAAAATTCCAAGTAATTATGTAGAAGAATTTATGTCAAAAATCAAAAAATAGGTTTTATAAATTATAAAAATTATAAATATTATTCATAATATGATATAAAATTTTTTAACTTATTATATTATGAATTCTGTAATAACAATACCTGATGATAATAATAATAATAAAAATATTAGAACATTTATATTAGATCCACTATCTGTAATAGTCAAATTAGCTATTTTGAGTAATAAACCAGTAGGAACAAAGTTACTAATTCAAAATAATGTTATTTATTTTCAAGAACCAGGACCATTTCAATCCCTATGTAGAATGTTATACAAATCAAATAAAACGGATTTACAATACCTATATAATCCCATAAATATAGCATGTTTACATTTTCTCTCAAAATCATTTGTTGAAAAAACACCTAGAATAAAAAATTTGTTTCTGTGTGCGCAAAATGGTCTTAAAAAATTGATAGAAACATATAAGTCTTGCTCTATTATAACAATTACTCTAAATTATTATTACGTACTATTATCTAATCATATTGAACAAACTTATATGAAAAATATATTTATTAAAGACAGTTTTACAAATTATTATACATCTAATATTATCGAAACACTGAATAATCAATGGAGTGAGGAAAAGATAAAAGTAGTATTAGATATAATAGCATTTTTACTGAAATATAGTGATAACCCAAATAATGTTAAATCGCTTGAAACCATAATGGATTGTATAGATGCTAATACACAAGTTATAATTTCAGAATTATTTTAATTTTTATTTATAAATTTTATAAATTTATACATTTATAACTAAATCATCTTTTATGAAATATGCTTCTCCTTCTCTCGTCCATTGAACTACCATAGTGATTATTTCTACCCCGGATTTGACAGCTTCTTTAAATGCTTCCCTATATTCCGGATCAATAACTGATGGTTGAAATCTATCTACATCTGTTCGTTGTATTACATAACACATAATACAACGAGTTTTAGACATACGTTTAATAAGTGCTAATTCATTAATATGTTTCAAGGCTCGAGGGCTTACAGTGTCGGTGCTTTTTTTTCGGTACCCGTCAGGAAAATATGCTACTTTTGAATTTATACACCTATCATCGAAAGACATTTTTTTGCGATCTTTCGCTGTAACATCTTCATAATCTGCGAGCGGTACATTCTTAACTTCCATTATAAAGGGTACACCATCTGCGTCTATTCCCGAAAAGTCAAATCTAGAATCGACGAGACCATCTACATAAATTTTTGTTTCTTTCTTATAAGTTTTTACATTCATTAATCGCGAAAGCAAATTATTTTTAAGGGCTGATTCGGTTAATTCTTCTGCTAATTTAGGATAAATTCCTACAATAATTTCTTGTTCTTTCTCTCGAATAACAGAAAGATAAACTCTATATTCACAGTGAAGTTTGTCTGGATTTTTATTATTTTTTGTGTTATTTTTTGTTTTTGGAACAGGTGCCATCAACACATGCGCCCCTACATCTGCTAGTCCACAGCAACCTAATGCAGCAGTATGACCTAATATCATAGTACTAGTACTACATATGTTAATATCAGCCACATAAGGAGTCTTTATGTGCTTTGAAGGTCTTTTGATGACTTCACCTTCGATTAAATCGTTTAACTTGAGAATCAATGACATTTTATTGATATATTTTATATATTTATTTAGTAGGCATTTTTAAGTTTTCAATTTTTTTTAAATATATTATTATATTAGTATGAGCATAAAATTCCCAGACCAATTAACTATAATAATACGAACAAGTATTCCTGGATTTCAAGAGATTGAATATAAACCTTCCATGACTATTAAAGGTAGTAGTGAGAAAGACGTTAAATTTAATCCATTAATTCAATTGAATCAATATGTAATAAATAACATACCGGAAGAATATAGAATTAAACAATTTTTTAATAAAGGACTATTTCAATCTTTGCTGAATTATACAGGTGCTACACCAGCAAAAGATTTATTACAAGCAACTCGTTATGGATATGTTGATAATAATATTAACGTTACGTTAAATTCAATTTTTCCAGTAGGTTCTGTTATATATATTGATAACAAACAATATGTAATAGCTGATCATCAATGGACGAGAGGAGATTGGAAAATTAAAGGAACTCAATCACAATTAATACAATTACCAAAATCAGTAATTGTTGGAAATAATTATACTGGTCCTCCAGTAATTCCAATTACAACATCAATACCGCCAAAAGTACCAGCAAAAGTACCAGCAAACGGACCATCGGTAGCACAATCGGCATCAACAGCAGCAACGTCCGCAGCATCAGCAGTAAGATCCGCAGCAATAGCAGCACCATCAGTAGCTCAATCAGCAGCAACGTCCGCAGCAGCAGCAGTAAGATCAGCAGCAGAAGCAGCTCAATCAACACTAAGATCAGCCGCAGAGTCAGCCACAACAGCAGCAGCATCAGCCGCACAATCAGCTCAAGCGGCAGCATCAGCCACACAATCAGCAACATCAGCAGCAACATCAGCAGTAAGATCAGCAGTAACATCATATACAGAAGCACCTACAGAAGAACCTACACAAGAATCGACAGAATCATCGACACAAGCACCTACACAAGAATCGAGAGAAACAACACAACCAACTTCTGAAACTAATAACAAAAGAAAAATAATGTGTATGTCAAAAGATAAAGATCCTGTTAAATGTAATAGCAAAAAAGATTATCTTATACAAGCGCGTATTTTTCACCCTGATAACAACTTTGATTGCCTAAAAGATTCTACTGTTAAAATGCAAAAATTAAACAACCTATGTCCAAGTGAAAGTTTTCAGCCGAAACAGGAGACTGAACGTACATCTGATTATGAACCTAGAGCTGAATCTGATTTTGAACCAGAAGCTGATTCTCAACCAGAAGCTGAATCTGAAACTAGACCAGGACCAAAATCTATAATGTTTAATCGTGGCGGTTCCAATAGTAATAGTAAAATTATTTATAAAATTATAGAAAATAAAAATAACAAAAATACATACCAACCTAAACTAGAATATGTAGTAGTAATTGATATGGAACTTTATAAAGGAACCACATTAACCCCAGAACAAATAAGTGAAGCAAAATGTAATTCTAGATATAATGCTATTAGAAAAGCGTTTGCTGAATTTACAGGAAAACCATATGTTATAAAACCAGTCTATCCAGTATCAGTAAATAATACAAAGAAAAATAAAGAACCAGCCAAAGGTGGCAAAAGAAAAACACGAAGAAACATGAAATAATATATATTTAATCAATTTAAACCAGTGAAGATTTAAAATGGCACCCCTAAAGGGGTGCTTCTTTAAAATTTCACCCGGTTCATCTGAGAAGAATTGAAATGCTGTCCCATTTTAATTCTTCAAGGGTGTAAAGACTTTTAAGCCTAAAATTAATATATATTATTTAACTACTTAAAGACACGTTGTCATAAACTATTCGCACGTCTGTCTATTTACCATTTTGAAATCTCTCGAAATCAAACTTAGCATATGCTTCTTTCTGAGCTTTACGTTGTTTTTCCCGCTTTGCCTTTTCTAAAACCGCAATTGCGGCAGCTACTTCTGTTTCAGATGTTACACCGTCTTCATTTGTATCTACTAATTTGTGTAAAACTCTGTATTTATGAGGAACTATACAGAACGAACATTCTTCATTAAATAAATAGTCAGAGAGAATAGTAAACACAGCAGTTAGTCCCAACGCAGTATAAATATCACGAGTACCCATCCATGCCATAGAAAATACTAATAATTGTTTACTGACCGAATATTTTAAATATTCTTCCGTTGACTTGCTAAACTGTATTTGAATAAATTTTGAACCGACGTTAAGAAGAATCATTACAATACCCGCAAAAAATTTACTATTATTTAAATACATTACGTGATGATTCATATATGAAATACCATTAAATATGGGTGTAAATATTGTAGTTTTTCCACCTAATTGAACGGTAGGAACCGGATTATTCATATTTATTGGTTGTTGTGGTGACTGTGTTGTTGTTGACATTATACTAAAATAATATATTATTATTATTTTGAACAATATAAATAATATTATACTCTATAACTCTATACTTCTATACTCTATACCTTAATTCTTGAAAAATCTAAATCTCCAAAACCCTGTTTAAAGGCTGACTGTATATTGCCTAAATTTGAGTTCATTTTACCTATTTCTGTAGATACATTAAATCCATAGCACTTTTTAACACTATCAGTATAACCGGTCAACCATCCTATAAAATCAAACAAATATTTTAATGTATAATCATAAATTGTCGACAAAATATCTCTTAAAAATTTAAATACTAGTTGTCTATATATAGCATCCATAGTATTTATTGTTTCCTGGATAGTATATGTGAAAATACAGCTTGGCAATGATACAATTTTGTTACCTATTTCTTTCAATATATTAAAAAGTTGAACGAATATATTACCTATACCAACAAACAATGCCAATATTGGATTCACCAGTCCATCATTAAATACATCACCTAATTGTGTAAATATTGATCTTAGTTTATTGGTTAATACATCTATCAAGTTCTTTTCAATAGTTTTTCCCATTTCCTTTGCTTCATCTAATACTTTTTGGCTCAATCGTTCGGCTTTTGATTCAATTTCACTTCCTAATTTAGTAAATTTTTGTTCAATTTGATTACCAACGGCATTATATTTTTGTTCGATTTTATTACCTACATTATCATATGTTTGTTTGATTTCATTTCCTATGGTAGTATATTTTTCTCCTAGTTGTTGTATTTGACCAGATAGTTCGCTTCCTACTTTATCATACGTACTTTTAATTTGATTTCCCATTTCCCTTGCTTCATTTAATACTTTTTCTCCCAATTTTTCAGCTTTTGTTTCAATCTCATTTGCTATTGTATTATATTTATTTTCAATTTGACTTCCTACAGTATTATATTTTTGTTGAATTTGATTGCCTATTGTATCATATTTTTCTCCGACTTGTTTTATTTGACTAGATAATTGCCTTGCCAATTCATCGTATGTACTTTTAATTTGATTTCCCATTTCTTGTGTTTTACTTAATAATTGCTCAGACATTCGTTCAGCCTTTCTTTGAATCTCACTTGCTATTTGATTATATTTATCTCCGAGTTGACTTCCTACACTATCATATTTTTGTCCGATTTGATTCCCTATGGTATCATATTTTTGTCCGAGTTGTTTTATTTGATTCGCTAATTGGACTCCCAATTGGTCATATGTATTTTTAATCTGATTTCCCATTTCCTGTGTTTTACTTAATAATTGGTCTGCCATTCGTTGACCCCTACTTTCAATCTCACTTCCAATTTTATCATATTTTTGTCCGATTTGATTTCCTACACTATTATATTTTTGTCCGATTTGATTTCCTATACTATCATATTTTTCTCCGAGTTGTTTTATTTGGCTAGATAATTGCTTTCCCAATTCATCATATGTATTTTTAAGTTGACTGCCCATATCCTGAGTTTTAGTTAATAATTGGTCTGCTATTCGTTCGGCTTTTCTCTCAATCTCTTTTGCTACAGTATCATATTTTTGACCGATTTGATTTCCTACAGTATCATATTTTTGTCCGATTTGTTTTCCTATAGTGTCATATTGTTGTCCAAGTTGATTTATTTGACCTGATAATTGCTTTCCTAATCCATCATATGTACTTTTAATTTGATTTCCTATAGTATCATATTTTTGTCCGATTTGATTTCCTACACTATCATATTTTTGTCCGATTTGTTTTCCTATAGTGTCGTATTGTTGTCCAAGTTGATTTATTTGACCTGATAATTGCTTTCCTAATCCATCATATGTACTTTTTATTTGATTTCCTATAGTATCATATTTTTGTCCGATTTGATTTCCTATAGTATCATACTTTTGTCCAATTTGATTTATTTGAGCAGACAATTGTTTTCCCAATAGATCATATGTATTTTTTATATCATTACCTACTTTATCATATGTATTTTTAATATCACCACCTATTTTATCATATTTTTGTTCGGTTGCTTTTATCTGATCTGATAATTGTCTTCCCAATAAATCATACGTTCTTTTAATATCACCGCCTATTTTATCAAAATTTTGTCCGGCTTGTTTTATTTCACCAGATAGTTGTTTTCCCAATAAATCATATGTATTTTTTATATCACCACCGATTTTATCATATTTATCACCTATTTGATTTATTTGAGAAGATAACTGTCTTCCTAATAGATCATATGTACTTTTAATATCACCACCTATTTTATCATATTTTTCTCCGATTTGATTTCCTACAGAATTAATTCTATTTTCTATTTTATTATTAATATTATTAAGTTGGGTTGGAATTTCAGCTACACTTTGTGTGACATCTCTGATCTCATCAATAATATTATCAATTCCAGCTAACCCTTCCTTTTTTTTATCTAACAAACTATAAATTATTATGTAGAACAATAAAATATTTAAAACAATAATAATTAAGTTCTTAAATTTAATAAATAATTCTTTCATATATATATATATACTGCTTAAAAATCTTTTGATAAATTAAAAGTATTTAATAATGTGTATTTACAGGTTTTCTATATTAACACAAATTTTATAGTGTGTTTTATAATATTATAGTGTATTTTATACTAAATATTTACCTTCAATATTAGTAACATTGTTTATTCAAAGTTAAGTTTTTCTAATTCTGCTATTCTTTTACGTATTTGCGCGGTTTCTTCATTTAATTGTTTTGTTTTTTCTTCAATTTCTGTGGTTTCTTTTAATATTGTATTTTTTTCTGATATTAGTTTGTCAGTTTCTGATTTTATGTTTCTTAAATCGTCTTCGGTATAGACAACTTCTGGCGCATTAGGTTGTGTAGGCTGTGGATCACCACCGCCTGTTTGTGGCTCACTACCACCTGTTTGTTGACCAGTATTAGACTGGTTGACTGATTGTTTTAAATTTTTCCCAAATCCTTCTTTATTTTTATCGAATAAAAGTTTCATTATCACATAAAATAATAAAATAACAAAACCTACAATAATTAAGTTTTTAAATTTATTTAATAAATACTTCATATATATACTTATTAAAAATCTTTCGGTAAACTAAAAGTATTGAATAATACATTCTACACTTTCTATATACTTATCTGATTAAATTAAACACCATATTCTGCTTTTAAAGCTTTTATTTCTTCATCTAGTCTTGCGTTATCATTGTCTATTGGCTTAGCCTCTGATGATATTCTGTTTATAGTTTCACTTAGCCGGTTTCTCTCGTTATTAATGTTGCTTATATAAGTTCTTAATTCATTTATCTCATTATTTATTGTTTCTGTCTGTGATTTTACACGATTGATTTTATCTTTTAATTCTTGTTCACTGAACCCTTCTATAATACTTTTTCCTTTATAGTTAAAATATGATAATATTATTATAATCATAAAAACACCTAATAATAATAAAAAATAAAAAATTGTGCTTTTATAAACATTACTATAATCCATTTATATTTATATAATATAAAAACATATAGTATTTGACAAAAAGCGTATAATAATTATAAAACATCTAGAAAATCCTACTAGTATAATATTAGTTGTATAATATTAGTTGTATAATACTAAATATTTATTTTTTTTGATTATCAGCAGCATACTCTGCTCGTATAGCTGCTGTTTCTGCTTCTATTTTTTTTCTATCATTATCTAATACGGTGGTTTCTTCTCTTAGTTTAGTTATATTTTTTCCTATATTTTCTATCTCGGTATTAATCGTTTTAGTTTGTGTTTGAATAGCTGCTGTATCTATACCTAATTGTTTTATCTCATCTCTTAACTTTTGGATTACATTTTTTACCTCACTATAATTAAATCCTTCAATAATACTTTTTTTAATGTAGTCAAATTGTGTTAAAATTATAATCGCAAAAATACCAAATAATAAATAGAAAATTGTGTTCTTATAATTTTTATAAAGATAACTATAGTTCATTTATATTTATATAATATAAAAAACATATTATAATTTAACAAAAAAACAGTATAATATTATACAAAACTATATGATATTATACAAAAACCATATAATATTTAAACATTCTACATTTATATATTGTTGTTATATCAAATAATTTTCCTAAAACAAATATTTGTATATTGATTATTTATACATAAAATATTTATTTTACATACCAATTTCTAATAGTTAATGTTTTAAAAATTTCTCAAAAAATCCGAAGTTTTTGATGCCGTGTTTTTTAATTCTTTTATAGGTTTTAATAGTTTTTGTAAATCACCTACAATTTCATTTAATAATTTGTCTCTAATTTTTTCAGCTGCATCTTTGGCTTGTTGTGCTAAATTTTTTGCTTGTTGAGCTAATTCTTGTTGTTTTATCATTTCAGTTCTAGCATCTTCAGCTATTTTTTTTGCTTTGTTAGCTATTTCTTTTGCACCTTCAGCTGACTTTTTTGCTACTTCTAATTGTTTTATAACATCGTTTGCTCCTTCTTCTATTTCTTTTAACAGAAAATTTTTAGTATCCATAGCTAAATTCTTCGCATCTTCCGCTGCTTTTTTTGCTTGCTTAGCTAGGTCCTGTTGTTTTATAATTTCATCTCTAGCATCTTCCGCTAATTTTTTTGCCTTGTTAGCTATTTTTTTTGCTTCTTCAGCTTCTTTTTTTGCTGTTTCTAATTGTTTTATAAGATCTTCTGTTCCCTTTTCAATCTCTGTTAATACTAATTTTTTGGTATCTATAGCTAAATTTTTCGCATCTTGCGCTGCTTGTTTTGCTTGTTGTGCTAATTTTTCTTGTTTTAACAGTTCATCCCTTTGAGATTCAATTATTTTTTTTATCCATTCAACCCGTGCTTTCTCATTCATAGACCCTTTTTTTGCGGCTTCTAATTGACTTATAATTAGTTCTCCTAGATCTAATTTTTTTTCTTGTACTTGTCTTTCAAGTTTTAATGCTTCATCTCTAGCCTCTTCAGCAACTTTTTTAGCATCTTCAGCAACTTTTTTAAGATCTTCAGCTACTTTTTTAGCTAATGCTGATTGTTCTTTAGCATATTCTAATTGTTTATTTATTTCCTTTAATGTGTTTTTATAACTATCTTTAAGTTGTCTAATTGTATCTTCTGTTGTTTTTTTTGCTTGTTGAGCTAATTTTTCTTGTTTTAACAGATCATCTCTAGTATCTTCAGCTAATTTTTTAGCATCTTCGGCTATTTTTTTGGCATTTTCAGCTGTTTTTTTTGCTTCTTCTAATGGGTCAGTTATGTCATCTATTGTGTTTTGATAAATATCTTTCAATTGTCTATTTACATCTCTAGCGGCAACTATCCATTTTTGATGATCTGATTCTGATATTCTCCATTTAACTATATCATTTTCAGCATTAGTTAGTTCTGTTTTAAGTGTGTCTCTAGTAGCTTGAGCCGCGTTTCTAATCTCTTCGGCTTTCGATAGTTCATTTTTCAGATCATTTATTACATTACCTACGTCGTTGACTATGTCTTTTCCTGTATCAACAATAACATTTACTGGATTACTTGATTTATTTCCCATAGATAATAAATATAACTTATGTTTAAGTCAATATTTAAAATATTTTACATCTTTTTATTTTTGGATGATGTTTCAATTTGTTTACGCTTTGTCATATCCTTTCGATCTCATCATATATCCATCTAGTTATTTTTCATTACTTCTTTATCTATATTAAATTAGGTTACATCTGCTTTTAGCGTATTGATAGTATTTCTTACCACTCCAAAGTGAAACCTTTCTATAATACTTTTTTTTACACAATTGAAGGGTTAAACCTAACTCTAAATTATTTTTATATTTTTATCAAAATAATATAGATTACTAATCATAAGACATAAGATTATAAAATTTCGGCTATTAAATATTACTTAAATATTTGTTAATGAATTTAGAGTGTTAGATACAGCATTTTTTAAATTTCTTATAGGCTCTAATAAGTTGTTAATTGCGTTTTCAATCGCAAGCTTTTCTGCCAGTCTAGCTGCTTCTTCAGCTTGTCTAGCTGCTTCTTCAGCTTGTCTAGCTGCTTCTTCAGCTTGTCTTCTTACCTGTTCTTCAGCTTGTCTAGCTGCTTCTTCAGCTTGTATTCTTGCTGCTTCAGCTTGTCTAGCTGCTTCTTCAGCTTGTTTTTTTGCTTCTTCTTCAGCTTGATTAGCTATATCTTTTCCTGCGTCACCTACTTTTTTAGCTGTTTTTTTAATTTTTTTAAAGATGCCTTCTACAATACGGGTGTTTAAGTAATATGTTTGTATTAAAAATATAACAATTAAAATACCTAATAATAAATAAAATATTGTCTTTTTATTAATAATAATTTTATAAAGATAATTATAATTCATTTATATTATAAATATAAATAAATAATTTTCATATATATTATTTTTATATAAACGATATTAGCTCTCGGTATACAGTTTAAGGTTTTCCTAAATTTTACACCCTTGAAGAATTGAAATGTTGTCCCATTTCAATTCTTCTCAGATGAACCGGGTGAAATTTGAAACAAGCACCCCTTTAGGGATGCCATTTTAAACCTTCACTTGTTTAAAATAAAGCAAAATCGCTTGTAAAAACAGATTTATCTGTTGGTTCAACTTCGTCACTTTGTTCTCTCGACTTACTGAATACATGAACCGCATTTGATTGTTTCCCTCTCAAGATATTCAACTCTTTATCCGACATACAAAATCCCTCGCGAGCATTACTTGTAACACTACTAGATGTTATAGTAGCTATTTGTGATGAATCCATATTCGGTGTAAAGAGATCAATCTTTTTAGAATCATATTCTGTTTTTAAACTATCTATTGCTTTAGTCAAATCTTTTTCTTTAGTCAAACCTTTTTCTTTAGTCAATTCTTTTTCATCACTCATATTTTGGAATGTAAATCCCTCATAACTATATAAATTAACATCATTTACTTTAAAAGCGCATATAATAAATAATACAGCTAATAACCCGAATATTTTATTTGTGTAGGTAATTAAAATGGTTAAAGTCAAAAGGATTATTCTACCTAAAGGAGTTTCTGTTAAAAAATCAAAAAATCTAGATTGAGATAATAACATAACTAAAATAAGACTAGCAACAATTCCTATATTATTTTTACTAAGTAGGTTAAGGCCCATTATATAAATTATAAGATATAATTTTTTTAAAATTATTTCAGTCTGTTTTATAAATTATTTCAGTCTGTTTTATAAATTATTATCTAAATTTTTAATAAGAGAATGTCTTTAGCAATGTTCGCAGCTCCAATTGATGATAACACAAATATAACATTACCAAATAATTCAGATAGTTCAGATAATTTTCTAAATCAAAAACGTCATAAAAGAACTCAACGAAAATATCCTAAAATAGAGAATTTTGATACAAATAGATTCGATAACAATAAAGTTAGTTCAGTTCTAAAAGAAATTCATAATAATAGTGAAGACGATGATGATGAAAAGGACTTATTTAATCCACCACCAAAACCAGAATCAATGGGTGTATTAAAAACCACACCACCAAAAGAAGGTTTTATAACCCCTTTAGGTAAAACTGTTGGAAAAGCTCCTGTCCCAAATGATAATGGAAGAGATAAATTAGATCTGAATGATTACAGTAATTATGGGGACAGTAAAAGTATCGAAGAATATTATAAATCAGTGTTACCTGGTTACAATCCACAACAAAATAATGTAAACACACCCTACAATAGTTATAGAGAACAGCAAAGTACCGATATGAATAATTCATTTAAATCGCAAGATGTTTTAATGCAAAAACTCAACTACGTAATATCACTTTTAGAGGATCAACAAGACGAGAAAACAAATAACGTAACCGAAGAAGTTATTTTGTACTCTTTTCTAGGAATATTCATGATTTTTATAGCGGATACATTTGTAATAGCTGGAAAGTACACTCGTTAGTACACCTAAAGTTACGCAGTTAAATAATTATTTAGATAAACTATTTAAACCAATCGTTCTATAGTAATATATCATAATGGTGAGATATCTAGTAATTCATAATAAGCATGAAGGTTGTTACGATTTTCAATGTTATCAAGACGAAGTAGCAAGAATTCGATTAACATCTATTACAATCAATCCTCCTAAAATTTATATGTTTAATACACGCGATGAAGCTCAGGACTTTTTTGAAGAATATATTAACGATGTAGACTGTATTGATATTAGATGTAAGCGTGGAGATGATGTAGAACACATTGATTACTGTACTTGTGGAGTAATTGAATTGGATGAAAAGGGTGAACCTATTTTATTTTATAACAAAAAAAATCAGATATTTTTAATGGAACATGGCCCAGATATGTTCGTACCAAATCATGAGTTAAAGAATGATATTAAAAATTTAAATTTGACAAATCGTCTAATTCGAAAATGTAAGAGTTTAGCACGTGAACAAAGAAGGAGGTATATTGAATTAGGTAAGTATTGTGAAGAATGTAATGGCGACGAATTAACCGATAGCGATGAAGAAAAAGAAAAGGAGAAGAATAGTGTTAATATTGTAATCAAAACAAAATCTGAACCAGCTCCAGAACCAGTTCAAGCGCCAGTTTGCGTTCCTTGCGAAACACCTGAAAAATTGTCAATCCCACCCCCATCCCCAACTCCAGAAAAGAAAAAACGAGTTACAAAGAAGGCTGAGAAATCGGAGAAACAGGAGAAACAAGAAAAAGCTGAGGAAAATTCTGGTGAAGAAAAGAAGAAGAAGGCACCAAAAAAAGTAAAAGAGACTAAAGAGAAGTAGAGAATCAATTAATTATTAGCACTTTTTCAGAATGAAATGTTGGATAAGCAAAATTATAAAAAAAATATGAATTTCGAGTAATTATAGAAGGTGTTGTTTTTAGCATAATATTATTAATTAATATATTATTATGTGATAGGGTTTCTAGTAAAGCAAACCCAAAAAAGTTTTCTGCTGCTATTTTCCAAAAACTTATTTTAAATCCTTGAATAAATATATCTTCTTCACAATCACATATTGAAGCAAAACAAATTAACGCTTCTAATCCTTTTTCAATTTGAACGCATGATTTCCTAAAAAAATAACAACATAATATGTTTCCATCACACAAAATAACATAAACAAAAATATTTTTTGTTTTAATTAATTCTAATATATTAGCCATATCAGCTTTAATTATAATATCAAATTTATTACTATTATTGCGTATAAAATCATACACTAATCTATAATTTGTTCCATTTATTTCCAATAAGTTATATTGGCCTGTTAATTCTGGTGGTTTAGACCATTTATCAACAGGAAATCCATATACAGAATAACTACATAAAGGTATTATTCCTGTTAATTCGCCTTCTCTCTTAAACAACGAAACAACAATGTTTTTATTTATATGTCTTTGATTATATTCATGTGTTTGAATTAATTGCGGAGTCATCTCTTTTTTATTATTTAATTTATCTATACATAAGTAATCCATATAATATAATCTGAATTGTGTTTCTGGATTATATTTGTCATTATTTATGATAACATTTAATGGTCTAGATGTAAGACTTCCGATTATTTGCCGATCAGTTACCATGGTGCTTTTTTTTAAGTCAATCATATGAATGTCTTTATAGAAAAAAGAAACAAACGATTTGTCGTTATACCCAATAAAATATGGAATTATATTTTCGGTTGTTAGAGAGAAAATATTATCCTTATTCTGTAAATAATTCAGTTTAATCAAATTGGCAAAACGTGTTTTTTGAATGGATGTTAATTCAGAGAAAACTATGGTATCGATATCTTTGAAATTAGTATACTTATTTTTTTCTGGGAGCGAATGTTGAATAATACCTGGTGGATGAAACATATAACTAAAATCGTATGTATGGAATACGGGTTGTAAAACCCAAAAGCCGTACTTTACATGAACATAAATATAAATCAATATTATAATAAGTATTCCAAAACATAAAACATAAGATAAATATTCAAACATATTAATCTTATTAGATATAATAAATTATATGTGAAAACGACGGATTAAATTTCAATTCTTTGAAAGAAATCTGTTATTTTTGATTTCTGGATACTATTATATTTATATCTCTCGAGAGATAAATTGTAGATGTTTAATGCTTCTGACTTATCATAAAAATTACCGACAAAAACCTTTTTATTTTCCAAATCTTTATAATGTTCGAAGAAATATTTGACACGCATTAATGTATGGGAATTTATTCTAGGTTTCGTTGGTTTATCTGTTCCTCTCAAAGCAAATTCTTCATTAACAATATAATTTTTGTCATCTCTTGTAAATTCATCTCCAGTATCATGTGAATTAAATAAATCATTTACGCCCTTCCACATTGGATCAACCTTTTGGACCGGACAAACTATTAATTTTGGATCATTTCCTTCATCATCCTTCGTGTCAAGATAGCCTAAAATTTTACATTTAATCACACATCCAGGAATCAGTTTATCATCCATTAGTACCACCACATCTAACGGGTCTCCATCTTCGCTTAATGTATTTGGTATAAATCCATAATTGAAAGGGTATTTCATTGGAGTATGAAGAATTCTATCACACATAATCATGTTCCTTTTTTTATCGTATTCATATTTAATATGACTGCTTTTAGCTATTTCAATAATTACGTCAACTTCATCCATAAATTATATAAACGAATTTGTTTATATCATTTTTTATACATTTTTTACTAATTTTTTAGTTTGAATTTTTTTTATAAAATGATTAACTGGGCTTAACAAATACATATAAGTATTGATATTCATAACCCAAATTTATCATATCAATTTTCGCATGAAGTAAGAAACCAATATCTTGTGCCATATTGACAATAGTTGGTAAATCTTCCATAAACATTCGATGTTCTTGTTGTCGAATCTGACCATCATTAAATTTGAATTTCTCATAAAAGAGGGCAATATCATTATCCTGTAGTTTGAAATTAGAATTATAAATAAAATCATTCAATACGATTTGTCTTGTAGCTATTTGCCCTTGAGATTTCGCAGGAGAAACAGCATATAATGGATTTTGAGGTGGCAACATTGAATCAACTTTATATTTATCAACTAAATGAACTATTAAATGACCTCCAGGCATTAACCATTTCATACAATTATTGAAAAATTGCATCTTATCTTCCATATAATAAATGGTAAAATGTAGACATAAAATATGTGTTAATGAGTTATTTTTAAATAAATTCCCATCTAAAACATTACCAACTTTAAATTTATCAGCAAAAACAGGATAATTTTTTTTTGCTTTTTGAACCATTGCTGGAGATATATCAATACCTATAATATCTAAACCAAGTGAACTTAATTTAGCAACCTGATGTCCTGTACCGGATCCAATATCAGCAATTATGCTTTTTTCACTTGGTGTAGCATTATCAATAATAGTACCAACTTCATAATCAGTTTTAACATTATTTGATACTAAATAATCATAAACATTAGCATAAAAGTCATCATATACGGCTATACCTTCTTTAAATAAAAATGGTTTACTAACCATATCAACATCAAATGATTCTGTATTAGGACTAGTCAATGTTCTGAAAAAAACAACTACAACCAATAATAAGGCAACAAATACTAGTATTTTTCCATAATTTGATAATTTACTATAAAAATTTGTTAGAGTTTTTACTATTTCCATCTATATGTATTGTTGTTATTTTTTTTGTATAAAAAATAAATATATGGAAGTTTCAGAAATTAATGATATAAGAGGAGAGAGAGAATTTAAAGGTTTTTCTTTTTCAAAATTTAAGAAAGCTGAGGTTAAAAAAGAATTGCTAAATAGTTTAGTACATTCAAAAATTGAACCTGCTTGTTATTGGAGTGCCGAATTAATATGCGCGGGTCATTATAGTGATTTGTGGGAAGTAATATTATTATTCTTTAGTAAATTTATTCATCTAGGAAATTCTAATATAGCAATTTATCTTGAAATGCGAATCAATGATTTTAAGACTATTTTAAACAATGGATATTCAGACAATGTTTTAAGATTAAGGAATAATGATAGAATTCGAAAATTATTTTGTGAAATAATGTGTGTATTATGTGACGCAAAACGACGTCATAGTTTTGACAATGTAAAAATTAAACCGGATGATATGAATATGCTTACTATTAAAGATAAATTTAAGGCACCAACTGCGGACTATGGTGAAGAGGTTTTAATGGTTGAAGACCCGAAAGAGCTGTTCCCATTTGTAAACGAATTGGCATATAGTGTAACTGTTTCAGGTAACAATCAAATGAGTGCTTGTTATTGGATTGAATGGATAATTGAATATGAAAATAGGTGTAAAGCATTGAAAGAGAAAATATTTTGTGAGAGACGTAGTTTTGCGAAGGTAGACTCAAAATGTCAGAAGGATATTGTCTGGATCATTTGGGATGTATTCTTAAAGGAGGCATCAAAGCGGTCAAAAATAATTCAGAAGCTGATGGATGCTTTGATGACTTTATTCTGTTTGAAATATACTACGGGATGTCATAAAAGGCGTAAAAATATAATGTATTTGGCGATTTCTATTTTATGTGAAAACTTTACATTGGAAAAAGAAATAATTCGTCATTCACAGATTGGTTTAGTTACTACTATAAAACAAAAAATAGATTCTGTGTACGCACAAATAAAGAAAAACGAAGAATCGACAGGAACAGATTACTTGTTCTTAGGTATGAAGTCTTCCAATTTAGAAAATACCATCAAGAAGTTAGATGCGATGAATTCATTTGGAGAGACCTTTGTGCCGCGTCTTTAAGTAGTTTTGAAATATATATATTTTGGATACTTAAAGACCGTGTCACTACATTATGTAGGGGAATTCCACGTTTTTCTTAAAAAAGGGGCAAAAAAAGTTCCCTACATATGAAGGGATTTTAAATGTTTTTGAAAAATGAAAAGTATTTTGACTTTTCAAAAATGGACAAAAAAAATGTCCAAAAATGACATGCCCAAAACGTCCTTACTGACCGAATTTTTTGTTACGATATTTTAAAATTATCGTGTCAGACTAAACCAAATATTTTTATTTTGTGATTGTATTTTTTTGTAAAAAACTTAAAGATATTTTCTCAATGGAAATAAATGGAAACTTTAGGAAATATATTTGAGATTTCAGGAAATATATTTGAGATTTCAGGAAATATATTTGAGATTTTAGGAAATATATTTGAGATATTTTAATATAAAATAATCTTATACTAAAATATATGCCAAAAGATAGGATTGACTATTCAAATACAATTATATATAAAATATATTGTAAAGATGAAACCATAAAAGATATATATGTTGGACATACGACTAATTTCACTAAAAGAAAATACCAACATAAGTTGTTATGTAATAAGGAAAGTCTTAAATCCAATATGAAAATTTATAATACAATTAAAGCAAATGGAGGATGGGATAATTGGGATATGATAGAAATAGAAAAATATAATTGTAAAGATGTAACTGAAGCAAGAATTAAAGAACAAGAACATTTTATCTTATTAAATCCTTCACTAAATACAATACAACCTTATGTTAATAGTTCAGAATTATATTGTAATATTTGTAATATAAAATGTACTACTAAATATATATATGAAAAACATATAAGTAGCGTTTCACATAAAAAAAAAGAAGAATTTAGTTTAATGCAAGAACATGATTTATGTGACACAAAATTTTATTGTAAAAAATGTAAGGTTAAATGCAATTTTTTAAGTGATTGGAAAAAACATTTAAATTCTTCTAATCATATATTTAAAAAACAAACTAATCTGGAAAATTATAATCAAGATGATACTATAAATAACTTATCAATTAATATAAATACTCCCATAAATATATTATCGTGCCAAAAATGTAAAAAACAATTTCAAACTAAATCTGGATTATGGAAACATAAAAAAAAGTGTTTTAATATTAAAGACACATACATTTCTGATTCTAAACATATAGACATTTCTGATACTAAAGGTATAGATAGTTCTGATATCAAAGATATGGAAACCATACAAGAAAAGGCAAAATCTATCGCTGATAAAGATGAGCTTATTATGTTCTTAATCAAAGAATGTTCCGATTATAAAAATTTACTAATTGAACAACAATCTATGATGATGAAGGTGATTGAAAATGGTGTCGGGAATAATACAAATATTAGTAATAATAACAACAATAGTAATAACAAAACATTTAACCTACAAGTTTTTTTAAATGAGACATGTAAAGATGCTATGAATATAAGCGATTTTGTGAATTCCATTAAACTCCAGTTATCTGATTTGGAAAAATTAGGTGAAGTAGGATTTGTAGAAGGTATTACAAATATTATTACTACTAACTTGAAGGCGATGGATGTTACAATGCGTCCAGTACATTGTACTGACAAAAAGAGGGAAACTGTATATGTTAAAGATGAAAATCAATGGACTAAAGAAGATGATACTAAGACCAAGCTAAGAAAGGCTATCAAAAGAATTGCTGACAAAAATATTAGATTGTTGCCACAGTTTCGAGAGAAATATCCTGAATACAATAATTCCTCTTCAAAGATTTCAGACAAATACGAAAAAATGGTGATAGAAGTTATGACAACAGACGCTGACAAAGAAGATAAAATAATACGTAATATCTCAAACGCAACTACAATTGATAAAATGATAAAGTAACTATTATCAGTTCAGTTAATTTATTTTAGTTTAGGTTATTATAGGTGTTACTTTGTTTTTATTTTATTTTATTATATATATAATGAGCACAAAACGCCATAGATCTAGAAGAGGAGGAACTCTTAGAAGAAAATCTTCAGGTAGCTCTTCTTTAGCCGCGTTCCAAAAAGAAATTGCTGTTGTATTTTTAGAGATGTTGATGATGGTTAAATTATTCCACTGGAAGACATCTAGTTATGCTACACACAAAGCAACGGATGAATTATACACTAAATTAAACGCAAATATTGACTCCTTTATTGAAATTCTTTTAGGAAAGAGTGGTTCACGTATCGACTTAATGGGTAATACTGAAAAGAAATTTAAACTCATTGATTTATCTAACCAAGAGGCTCTTAAGAGAGAAGTGGAAGCTTTCAAAGGATATCTAGTGAGTTTGAATGATAACAAAGCTATGCTATCTATGAGCAATACAGATTTATTCAATATTCGCGACACAATTTTAGGTGATATGAACCAATTTTTGTATTTATTGACATTTAAATAAAAATGCGAATTTATAGTAATGCGAATTTATAGTAATGCGAATTTATAGTAATGCGAATTTATAATAAAAATTAATATATCTTTTTCTATTATAAATGGATTCTATGTTATCACAGTCAAGTGACACAGATTTTTCATCATATTCTAATGATAGTAGTTTTTTTGATAATTTTAAAAATATGAATTACTCTACATGGATTATCATTATTCTAGTTTTGGCTTTTTTAGGATTTAATATTTTCATTTATCTAGCGGACATAACTCAGGTTATTGTTGACATTTTGAATCCATTATTAGGTAACATATTTAAAACTACCGCTGTTGTAACAGGCGAAACAGTCGATGTTGCTGCTGAAGGCGCAAAAGCTGTTGTTGGAGGTACAAAAGTTGTTGTCAATAAAACAGCTGACGCAATAGAAACAGGTTTAACTGCTATTCAGGATATTACTCCAAATGTGTCGTCTAATCCAAATGTGTCGTCTAATCCAAATATGTCATCTAGAGATATTAGTCCAAATATGGCGGCTTCTGGTGTTAAAGGTCAACCAGTTAGTCAATCACAAGCTGATATATATTCGCAAGGAGATCAATCTACTTTAAATAAAGCACTCAATACAAGACAAATGCAGCAACCTCAAAACGAAATTTACCAAGCATATGAAGCGTCTAGTTCAGTTCATAGTGCTGGTAAAAGTGGTAAAGCTGGTTGGTGTTTTATCGGAGAAGATAGAGGGTTTAGAAGCTGTGCTCCTGTTGGAGTAAGTGACATGTGTATGTCTGGAGATATTTTTCCGACTCATGAAATATGTATGAATCCAAATTTGAGAACATAATATAATTTATAGAATATAGTAAAATTATATATGTATTATTATACATTATTGTATTATGTATAATAATTCGAATTGAAATAATTCAAACTATTATAATAGCTAATATATTTCATTTTATAAAATATTTATACTACATATTACATTGGAGAATTAAATAACCCTAATTCTTCTAAAATGGGTTTCATTAATACTGGGTCATATTCTAAGTTCGCAGGAACACCATATAAATTATGGTATATTATATATTGTTGTTTTAATTCAACAGCAATGGATTGAATTCCTAATTTGAAAAGACTAATAGTTTTATTTAAATTTTCTACATATTCTCTTAATTTGTCAGCATTATTTAATATGTCTGAATCTTTTTTCCAATCTTCTGATTCTATTATAGCTGATAGTGCTAAGTTTTTCTTATCAAATGCGGATTTTATTAATGAAAGAATTTCTTTGTAATTATCGAGAAATATTTGTCCCATTTTCAAAGAATCAGGAGAAAGAAATTGGTTTTTATTAGTAGTTTGAATAGTACTATCTTTTGATTTAGATTTTAATACTATATTTTTGATATTACTTTTTGTAAGCAATTCTGTCATGATTAATTCTGGATTATTTATAAGTATTTCTTCTAAATATAATAAATCAGCCTTTAACTCGTTATATGTATCAATTGGTATATATTCATACGTACTATCATCATACATAATACCTATATATTTTTCTATAAATTCACTGATTAATTTTATAGGTTCACTATTTAATAAAGCTTTTAGAATTTCAAATTCAGCGAGTTTATCCGATATATTTGTGGTAGATGAATAGACATTTGTTATTGAAGCATTTAATAGAGCAAATTTTTCATCCATCTTTCTACATATATCTATTAATTCGCAAGTATAATTTTCTTCAACAGGTGGAAGTGGTGATCTATCAACTGGAGTATATTTTACCAAAATTGGTTCTGATGCTGGAGATTCTACACCATTAGTTACAGATGTAATTGTTATAACACAACTTAATTTATTTATATTAGTAATAGTATATCTATACGTCTCATTATTTACAACATTTCTATAAAATTTACCATCTATATATATATTAAAAGAATCAACCCTAAATATAGAATTAGGTTTCAAATCAAGCGTAAAATTATATGATATAATATCTCTGGATGTGACATCAGTATTTATAAAATTGTTATTTAAAGATCCCATATTTTCTAAATCTGTAGCTGTTAGACCCATATTTTCTAGGTCTGTAACCGTTAAACCCATATTTTCTAAGTCTGTAGCTGTTAGGCCCATATTTTCTAAATCTGTAGCTGTTAGACCCATATTTTCTAAATCTGTAGCTGTTAAATTTGTATTTTCTAAGTCAGAAACTGTTAAACCCATATTTGCTAAGTCTGTATCAGTTAAACCCATCTTTTCTAACTCAGTAGCTGTTATATTGATATCGCTATTTATGATATCTTTATAAATGTTTATTGTATCTTCATCTAAAATCAATTCATCATTAAATATACTATTTAATTCAGCATTTCTTATAGTAATATTATTTATGTTATTATTATTAAACCCTTGGAAAACCAATTTTGGTTGAGAATTAGAACATGTGAGTGCGCTGACTAATCCTTTATAATTAATAGGCCATTTGTCTGTACTGTTATTCATAACATATCTTTGTTTTGGAAACCATGTTTGAGCTTTATTATTCCAACATAAAATGGATGATCCAGGTACATTTGAAGCAGAAGCTGGGTTACAAATTATAGGAGATGTTTTGGATTTTTTAATAATCTCTCCAGAACAAGGATTAACATATGTTCCACAAACTAAAGTTCCACCATCTTGAATAGAGGAACCACCAGGACAATTATTTGGGTTTTGATTATTGTACCCAAAAGGTCCAGATATATTATTTGGTACTCCAACAATTTCATTCGGAAATGGATATGTTATAAAATTTTGACGTAACAACCAAGTTGTATTAGGATTTGTATATTTTTCGGATTGTGTAGCAAACACCTTTGTTCTATTTGGTCCACTACATCTTGCTAATTGAGAATATTTCTGCGATTTTGTTAATCTAGCGCTATTTCCTTTATATTGTAGAATGTTTCCCTTATAAAGTTGTTTCATTTCATAATCAGCTTGTGCCTGTGATACAGTTTGTCCTGTCAAGGGTATATAAGATGACAAATATTGATCATCTGGGTTGACAAATGTACATGGGTTTTGAACCCTAGACCATACTCTAGGAGGTATTGGGTTATATGACGACATGTATATATAAATTATTTATTAAATTTGATAAATAATCTATAAATCTGTATTTTTTACAAAATCTATCTTAAATCTGTTGGATTATAAGCGTTACCTGATCCATAAAAAAACCATCTTAATGATAAGTAATCATACATTCTATCAACTACTCCATTTCCACTGAGTAATCTTGTATTTGGACCTTGATTGACAAGACTTTGAATTTCACTAGTTCCTAAAGCGTAACTATGGTACCATAAGTTAGAAACATAACCGTCAAACCCCCCATTCATACCTACATAAACATCCCCGTAGTTTTGTTTTGGAACACCAGCTAAATCAATGCTTCTAGCAATTGTTCCATTAATATATACATCCAATGTAGTGTTTTGACATCTTATAATAACGTTAACCCATTTATTAATTGGGATATCGGGTATTACAATCTCTTCATTGATAACGTCGTAAGTATTCATTACAACAACCAAGTCATTCGTATTTGGTGCAATATAAAGTCCAGGCGCATTATTTGGCTGAACCATTCCGTTTTTCGTTAAATCACTATTTCCTTTGCTAAATACATGTTTATATATTCCGGGATTAGTTTGTAAACTATTAATAAATATCCATGTTGACCATGTAAACTCTAAACCTTCAGAAGCATTAACAGATCGATAAATAGTAACAGCTGAATTACCACTAGGGTCCTGTGGGAAAATAATCATGTGTCTGGCATCAACCATACCATCGATTAAATGAGGTGAAGAGTCTGGTTGTAAAAAATAAGATACAATTGATATACCTATTCTTAAGAGGAGAACAAAAGCAAACATAACTAATAAGAGAAATGCGAACTTTGCTACTAAATTATTTGATTCTAAAAACTCATTTATTCCAAAAGTTCCTCTATCTGTCGAAAATGTATTAAATACTTTATTGTCGCTCATTGTATATATTAAATAAATAAGAAAATTTATAAAACTTATATATTTAAATATCTAAATAGTGAAACTGCTCTGAGTTGTTCCATCGCGAAGTAAAGCAACTTGAACTTGATATTCGTTAACAAACATATTAGACCAATCGGTATAACCATTAGAGTAAATGTTCCATACTTCTTGAGGATTGAGAGAACTAGGATAATATTGAAGTCTAGATGTCCATCCATCAAAACCACCTGATGGTGTAACATAGATATCTGCGTTATTATTTACACTAGCCACACCAGGTAACAAACATGTTCTAACTAATTTACCATCAATATATAAGTCCATGGTTCTACCATAAACGCTTACTACAAGATGAACCCATTTTTGAATGGGAACGTTAGCAATATTGCAGGTGTGAACAACTGTGTTTCCACCAGGAGTAGTAGGTTGTTGATTAATACCTGGATAACATCCAAGTGAAACAGATATGTTATTTTCAACAGCGCCTAAAACAACTGCCGGACAAGGATCAAACCCACTGAGTCCAGGAACAGAGCCATTACCTTTTCCAGACTTAGCACCCATTCTTCCGAAAATAACCTTAGGTTCACCATATCTATAGTTCCAATCATTTACATAAAACCAGATAGAATACGCAAAATTGCTAGATTGTCCGTTCGAACCATTTGTTGCTAAAGTTGAGGCGGTAATGGTTGAAGCGGTTTTACCACCTTTCACTTTCTGTAATGTATATGGGTCAGCAAAATAATAACTTAATAACATCCATATTAAGACTACGACAACTATTGTAATTACAATACTTAAAGGACTCATTGTATAATATAGATTTAGAAATTTTCTAATAAATTTATTAAATTAAATTATTATTAAATAAACTTAATAAAGTTAATTTTCTTCTTCGACAACTTTTTTTGTTGAACTAAATGTCTGATTATTATTGTTGTTAACCATAATAGTGTCATTTGAATCATTCAATACGGGTACTGTTTTATCCTTAACAGTATTATACAAAAAGAAAACATTTTGAGAAGTTAATGCGCGTCTAAAGTAAACTACATTACATATTCCTCCTTTAATTCCATCGTTCTCTCCAATTGTTAATTTATCAAACGTATAATAAGGCACAACTTCTATAGATGATTTCACTAATGTACCGTTTAAGAATATATCTAATGTTCCTCCGTTATAATTAATTATAATGTTATTCCATTTTTGGAGTAAAAAGTTTTTATCAATATATATAATTCTATTACCATTTTCATCAAAATCAATTAATTTATTTTTAGTGACGTCTTTTAAGTTTTTTTGCTGCATAGTAATCATTAATGTATGTGTCTTTCCATTATACAAGATATTTGGTTTATCACCAAAATTTAATAATGAAGTAAATTTATTATAACTAGCATTTGTATTCGGACCAACAGCTTCAATATATACCCAACATGATATAGCATATTGATAATCAAATTGTTCGCTACCATTTAACTCTTGGTAATTCCCTAAATTGTACTCAGTATCAGTATAAACAGGTTTATTCACCAATTGCTTACCACCTTGAGTGCTAACATAGTTAAATAATGTTGGAATCTTAATATACGCAATAATTAAGCCAATAGCAACCCCTAACATCATAAATGATCCAACATTCGCAGCATTATATTCCCCTGCCACTAATTTTCCTATAAAATCAAACCCATTGCTTACCAAACATGGTATGTATAATAAACTATTAAATATTATAGAAAACAAAGCATTTTTTCTAGCATTTCCTATAGGAAAGATAACATCAATTATTTTATAAACAAGACCCAATATTACAATAACAAGCAACGCATTTAATATAAAACTAGAAATACTAGAATCGCTAATTTGTTTTTCAATAGTATTCGTTATCCAAAAAATAAATAGTCCAGAAATGGCAATACCAAATAAAAATGATAAACTGTTTTGAAATATTCCTAGCTTACTAGTTTCTCCTATGTTATTTGTAAAATCAGAAAATGAATTTATACTTAATAATGTAGTCCATAATATACATATAATTAATAAAATTATCATAATAGAAGAGGTCTTTTCTTTGTTATCAAATAAGCTATCTTTATTTGTTAATATTAATATAGTAGTAGTTATTAAAAATAAAATAAACAGAATACTTCCGTATAAACCAAAAGAAGAAAAATTTGATAAAAGACCTGTTTTTGTACTACCTTGTTCTCCTGGTAATGTCATAAGAATGATAACATATAATAATGCGAAAACAGCCAAAATAATTGTAAGGAAGAATGAATAATCAAAATATTTGGAAGATAATTCACCTGAATTTACATTATTAAAAGTAACTACAAGAGCTATTAAACAAAATAACATGATTAATGATTTAATTCTCTCGTAATTTATATTAAACTTTTGTACATAATTTTCTATGGTTCCTTTATAAAAAGAAAAAGCACCTAAACCTAATATGGCTGGATTAATAATATATGAGTAGTCTTTTAAAATATCTTTAGGAGTTATTGTGTAAAATAATATCGCAAATATAGTATATAAAATAACATAAGTTACACTACCTATTTGTTCTAATAAAGCTTTAAATTCATTGAGATAAGGTAAAAATAAAATGCTAGTTCCGACAATTAATAGAGAGGAAAATAGAATGATAAATGTATCAGATATAGTTTGTTCGATAGATTTTGGTTTTTTTACTAATGGACTCACATCGTAAATAATCATAAACATCATAATAATCAAAAAAACAATTAATATGGCGAAAATATAAAATATACTAGAGGTTTTTAGTTTGGGTAATAAATTTTCATTAATTGTTGATATATTTTTGTTATTCATATATTATTATAATAGAATATTATTTGAATTTATTATTCTCATACAAATTATTAGTTAAACATGTTAAGAAATAGGAAATTTATTTAATGCTTTTTTGACATCCGCGTCGACATTTTTAATATGTACTCCTTCCCAATAATGTGAATCCGCAAGTTTTGCGTCGCCTAATATCCATTTCGGTTTTATATCCAGTATTTTCTCAGCAATTTTATTTGCCCGGTTCTGATGAAACCCTGATGTTATAACATATATTTCGTCATATTCCTTTTCTGATTTATCGATAAAATTTCTTGCCATTATAAAATTTTCTGCTGTATTTGTAGCAACTGTATCGTAAATATAATTCCAATCATTCCCTCTAATATCGTCTGTGTGAATTTTCTCAAACTTAGCAATTTTCTGTGCCATTTTTTCTGCTTCTGTTACCGTATCTTCGTTTAGATTCTTAATTCCGCCGCTCAAAAACCAGTCCACGTTTGTTTCATTAAATTTACCTACAAAATCGACGGCCGCGTCTATTCTATTATTTAATAAACTAGAAATATGGCATCCAAGAAGAATTAGTAGAATATTCATTTTTAAAATTTTAATTCTTGATTTATTTAATACTTATTTGATATTAAAATATTAAATAAAATAATTTCAATTTTTTACAGTTATCATATATTTTAGAAAGTCGCAATATTTATAAAAAGTCATGATATGAATCCTTTTTCTTTTCTTCATTTAATCCACGAATATTTACTTCTAATCTATAAATTTCTTTCGGAATTACCGCAGCAAAAGTCAATGGGTTCACATATAATAAAATACCAAATAAACCATAAGCTACACATTGTCCGTAAAAATATTCTGGTTTATCAACAGTATAATATTTGTTATCTTTTCTTTCTTCATATCTAATACATTCTTTTTTATAATCGCGACCATAATATTTAGTCCCTCTATAAAAACCTAATGACAGCCAAGATGATAATATAATTATTCCGGATTTTTTTGACATTATGTATATTTGATAATTATATTTGGCAAAATATATTTAAATCGGTTTATTACATTATTTCCTGTGCGGTTTTATGACGATGACAAGAAGGGCATAGAGCAATTAAATTATTTACATCATTTGTTCCTCCTTCATCTAAACGTAATTTGTGATCGATTTCATATGTATGATCTAATTGTTTATGACAATGACCGCATTTCCAGTCCTGATTCGAAGCGACATATTTTTTACGCATAGTACTAACCGCACGCTTATTTGTTTGTCCACTTTTTCCTGTTACAACTCTTGGGTCTAAACAACAACCACCTGGTCCTAGAGGTGGTATACCATTACACGTCTCCATAAAACTGCCCTCTGATGAGCCGGAAAAATCAATAATAGGGCTTAACATATCCATTGAATTTTTGTCAATAGGTAAACATTTTACAACATTATTTGCGTATAATAACATATCTCGGCCTTTATTTGGATTTCTTTTTAACATATAATAAATTCCTATGCCTAATAAAGCATAAAAAATCATTTTATAGTACTTTTTAAAAGATGATAACATTTTTGTATATTTGCCATCAGTATACGCATTATATACAAAAAATGCTGTTAAACCTAATACAAATATTTCTAATCTCATATAATATATGGTTTTTATATTTTATATACAAAATTTTATATAAAATATTAAGTACTTACTTTAAACCTTGTGTTTAATATAAACCCTAAATTCTTAAACCCTAAATTTTACATGTTATACTTTATCTTTATATCTCTTATTTGTTTTTTTATACTGTTAATTTTATTTTGTAAACCATGTAGAAACAAACTGGGTCTCTTTTTTATAACAGCATCTTCATACGCTTTTTTAGCTATAGGCAAATCGGATGTTTCAAGCTGGATTAGGCGAGATAAATCGAGGTTTTTTTGTTGTTGTGCTGCTTGCTGTGCTGCTTGATATGATGCTAGATTTGCTGCTTGATATGCTGCTTGCTGTCCTGCCATTGCTTGTGCTTGCTGTGCTGCCATTGCTTGTGCTTGCTGTCCTGCCATTGCTTGCGCTTGCTGTGCTGCCATTGCTTGCTGTTGCTGTGCTGCTTGCTGTGCTGCTTGCTGTGCAGCATTAGGTAGACCCATACTGCTTAGGCCTTCTGTAAATGCTTCTTGACCGAAAGCTCCTTGGAACTGAATGGATCTCATGAATTGTCTTTGATCTTCAGTAACATGATAAATGTTAAGTGATCCTAAAAACATGAGAATATAAGGTAAAAGAACTAAAAACCAAGAAATTGATTTATATCCTTTGTCACATAACCCTCCTAAAATAAAAGTCCAAATAAAAGCAAAAACCAATTTCCAAAATGCGAACATAATAGAAACACCATTAAATAAATCGAAAAGTGTGGCAATAGCAGCAATACCGAAGTAAACTTTTGCTGGAGTACATAGTTTGCTAAAATCTTTCATTATACATATAGATTAGATTTTATTTTACATAAAATTTGATTTTTAGCGTATTACGTAAATCCTTTAAAAACTGGGTCAGGTGAAGTATCACCTCTTACAGGACCACTCGATGAAGGTTGATTAGGAATTACTCCGCACATACAACGTGGAGTCATACCTTATACAGTTGGACTAATTACATTACTGCTCACACTAGACACATTATCCTGTACATTTTGTTTTGCAGTCTTCGCAACTCCACGCATACCTCTTTTGCCTTCAACAAATGCCTCTTGACCGTAAGCACCTTGTAACTGGATTGATCTCATAAATTGTCTTTGTTCGTCAGTAACATGATACATATTGAGACGTGCTAAAAACATGAGAATATAAGGCAAAAGCACTAAGAACCAAGAAATTGATTTATAGCCTTGATCACATAGCCATCCTAGAATAAATGTCCATATAAACGCGAAAAAAATCTCCCAAAATGCGAACATAATAGAAGCGCCGTTATATAAATCAAAAAGTGTTGCGATAACCGCAATAGCAAAGTAAATTTTCGCAGGAGTACACAATTTACTAAAATTCTTCATTATACAAATAGTTTAGATTTTTTATTTATGTTTAATGATATTGACAAAAAAAATGGTTTTTTGAAATGTTTAACGAATTTTTTTCTCTTAAATATTTGCGACTGTGATATTTTTACACCATTTTTACGCGTTTTAATTCCACCTATTAAACTACGGTCAGACGAACGGTCAGTCGAAGTTGTATTACGTTTGTCATTATTATATTTACCATTTAATACAATATGTATTAAATTACCTAATATATTAAGATCAGCATATAATTGGTCTAAATTAATTGGAACAGCAGGATGTTTATATAAATATTTATTGAATATGTACTGTAATTGTT